GATCTCTTTATCAGAGTCCTGCATGTCATCCATTTGATCCTGTAGTTTTTCTACATGTCTCTCTAATTGATTAACCTGATTAAGTAAAACTGATTGATTAGTAGAGAGATCAAACGTTCTAGTAAGAGTCCAGCCGGCTAGAGCCAGAAGGATTCCTACAAGTAAAGTCATTAATTTTTCAATCATAAACTACTTCGTTTTCAAACGATATGTCGCTTGCATGATCTTTTTCTTTTTTATAAGTTCTTTTACATTCACAATTTTCACAAGTACATGCTCCGCCAGTATCTAAACTACTATCCGGTACATGTAGTTCGCTTTTACAATGACAATCACAGTGGCAATTTTTACATTTATTTGCCATCTTTCTGCCAACTAAAAAGCCAAGCAATAAATTTATTCCACAACTTTTTCATTGATCCTCCTGATTACTTACTGTGAAAAACAGTAGCTGCTTTAATATGTTCTGTAGTAAAATTACAGTACACATCGCTTTCAAATAAAACAGCACCTGGAAAAGGAACATAAATTGCTTCTGCAACTGCAGGAGTTTTTATTTTAAATTTTATAGTTCCGCTCGCTCCGCCATCTCTTAAATGAAAATCACCAGCTACAGTATTACTATCTAGATATACTCCGTATACTCTAGTTCTACCTGATCTAATAGTACCTGTTTCTGCATTTTGGTAAGAAGATGTAACATCTTCTGATGATCCAAATATATTTGCTGCCATAAATTTCTCCTTAATATAAGGAGCTCCCGAAAGAGCTCCTTAATTATTGATTAAAAGTTTCTGTTTTGAATATATTCAACAGTCAAAACACCAACACCATTACCGGTTGCAACAGAGTCATAATAGATAGTAACGTCAGATGTACCAACGTCTTTCCAATTTGCTTCTGTTCCAGTAGCTGCTGCTGTTACTCTATGGTTTCCCAAAGAGCTAGTAGCTAAACCATCAACATACAGATCTGGATCTGCAGATGTTCCAACATCAATTGTGTTAGTTCCACCATCCCAAGCAGTCGATACCAAAACATACATATTTGTAATTTGGCTGTTTGCTGGAATAATAATAGAGCTAGCTGTACTAGCAGCAAGTTCAGTAATTGCTGCTGATTGTGTCATAACGGTGAATCCAACGTTAGCGCTGGCACCTTCTCTTACTGTTCCGGCTTTAATTGGTCCGGAAAATGTAGTTGTACCCATAATTATCCTCCTAGTTTATAAGATGTAGGCTCTAGGCCGTCGACTATACTCGTCTACATCTATTATAATAATTGTATAGTGGGGAAAGTATATATAAAAAAAGGGGCGAAGTAAACACTCCGCCCCTTTTATAAATTTAAGCTTGATTAGTAGGCTTAACTTGATCCAGATGAGCCAAATACGCATCTAGGGTCTGAGAATCCAAAAGAATATCTCTCTCTAGCTTTGTATCTAACGTTACCAGTATCGAAGTCACCTTCCATTGCAGTTCTTAATGGTGATCTGACAAAATGTTTAAAGCCATTAGGTGTGTCTGTAATGATAAAGAAAGCATTCACATCGTTTAAGAAGTGATTTACTCTGTAGCCTTCAGGTATCATGTTCATTGCATTAATAGCGTTAATGTCATTGTCAGCAGTTCCAACTCTTAATGGAGATTTTAAGATTCTCTCAGCAGTGAATTGTAATTCTTTTGGAATTATCAATTTTCTACCTTGAATAGCGATTCTTAATCCTCTCTCATCAATGAAAGCAGCAATTTTAATAAGTGCGTCTTCTAATGAAGTCTCACTTAAGTCTGCTTGAGTTGTGAAAGTGTTCACCAGGTCAGTACCTGAAACAGTTGGGTGGGCTGTGCTGCATAAAACAACACCGTCACCACCAAGTTGAGAAGTACTGAATGCACTGTTAAGTACTTCAGCTCCTTTAACCTGTTTGGTATTAGCCATTGAACGTGCCAACGCTTTTGCGTAACGATTGCCGAGTCTGTCATAAAGATTGTCCTCGATTGCTTCCTCAGTGATAGAGAATGCTAGTGCAACTGTTTGGTGAGTGTATCTTGCAGTGAACGCTTCTTTTGCGTCATCGAAAGTCACCGATGCACCTTCAGCTTTAGTAGCTGCGCTACCAAATCCTGAAAGCATTACTTCTTCTTCGAAAGCTCTGTCAGATGTTTCTGTTTGAAAAATCTCTGCAGCTTCGTTGTCGTACCTGTCGTACTCTAGTCCAAACAATGCATTCAGACCAGGTTCTAGTTCTTTAACTAGCTGTGCTCGTGATATAGCCATATTATGCTCCTATTATGTTTGTCCAACAGTACCAGACTTGTACGAGTGTGCGTTGATTACAACCAATACGTTTACTCCAGATGAAGCAGTCGTATCAGAGTTATCCGGGTCTTGCGATATATCAACAGCTTTCAAAACGAAAGTTGAAGATGAATCTGCAGTAGCCACATCAAGACTCTCTCTACCTTGACCAGATGTTGTATCACCAGTTGTTGCATTTATTTTGTAATTCGCAAATAAATGTGAAACAGTGAAAGTTGCGTCCGCGTTTACTTCGAACACAACATCTGGACCATCGATAACTTGAGCCATGATATCATTTGCAGATATCGAAGCAGGATAATAGTTTTTCCATGTCGGCTTAGATGTTGTAGGATCAGTATAGAATACTCCATTGAATACACCAACAACCGGATTATCAGTAGCACCTGCTCTTTGGATTGTTCCATTAAGCGAAGTTTTTACTAAGTCACCTTGATATATCGCAGTTCCATAATTCTTTAGAATACGATATCTGTTTTGTGCACCATTGTATGGAGAACCATCTAACTGTCTACTAGCTCTTAAACCGAAATTTCCTGTATCGTTTGCCATGTCGTAGTCCTCTACTTAGTTAGTTAATGTTAATTTACTCAGTAGTGATACCAAAAAAATTATTTTTTCGAACCACCACCAAAGGTCACCCTTGATTGCCTTTCAATATTGATTGGCATCTCAGGTCGCTGCTCCTTCATAAGATCATTATCTACGGCTTGTATTTGATCGCGAGTTTTGTTCTCGAAATACTCTTTCCGCGATTGCATGATCTCTTCCGGTATCCTTGCAAGCAAATGGCCACCAACCCCGATGATCCCTTTATGTTTTCCATCCTGAATTGTTGGGTAGTCATGTGGGCCGATTTCTTTAACTATGTCTTCGGCTCTGACAAATTCCCAACCTTCCCTTAAAGCTTTAGAGACGTTTGCTGAATCCATGAAACCCATGGTTTCTGCTCTAATCCATCTCTGAACATAGCCTGAAGGTGCAGGCGGAGCATCTAAACTTGATGGTGGAGTCCAATCTGTTTTTCTTTTAACTTTATCACGCATCTCGGACTCGCGCGATGACGTTGTATTATTTTTTTTCATAATATCTCCTATTTAACGTATTTCGCGTATTCCTCTAGTGGCACCCCTAATTTTTTAGCTATCGCTACTTGTGATTTGGTGAGTCTCACGGTTTTGCGTCCACCTTGGTTACGCACAGCAGGTGCAACGGTTTGGACGGGTCTCCTTTGCTCCTGAGTTTGATTAAACTTATTAGGAAAATAATTCCTAATTCGTTTATCTAGTTGGTTATAGTACTCATCTGAGTCTCCTGCAACCCCACTTGATAGTATATTTTTGTGGATAGCTATAGCAGCATCGTGCATAACATCGTCCTCATTGAACCAAGGATTATTTTCAGCCCATTCTTGAGCTTTTAAGCTTGGTCCCTGTGGTTGGGTGACTGGCTGAGCCGGAATCATATCAGCTGTTGGTTGTTTAGCCTCTTGTTCCTTCAAAAACTTAGTCTGTGATAGCCTTTCTTTTTCAATAGCTAACTGCGTAAGTTTTTGATTTGCATCAACAATTGATTTTGCATCTTGTCCTTCTATTGCTTTTTGCAATAAAGTATTAGCTGCAACCTCATCTGTTTGAAGTCGTTTTTCAAATTCATTTAAGTAGTTTTCCTCCATTTTAGGATACTGACTTTGAAATTGTTTAATTTCTGCTTTTAAACCTTGAGCATACTGTAACGCTGCGTCAGCTCTTCTGTCTGATTCACGTCTTTGTTTAGTTAGTTTATTTATTCTTTTTTGAACAGAATCTGATGCTTTGTTTAAATCAAAACCATCATCTTCTTCAGTTTTAAATTTAGATTCAGTTACAACGTCAATAGGTGTTTTATCTCTATTGATTTCTGCACCTTCTTGTTCTACTTCCTCTTTTTGTAAACTAACCTCTTTATCTTCAGGTTCAGCTTTAGCTGGTTCAACTTGTACATTTTGAGCTTTTACATCATCTGTATCTAAGTCTACTTCAACATCTCCTTTATTTAATTGTGTTTGTGACATATTTATCTCCTAGTATAAATGCAGTATATCCTCTGGATTACTGATAGTTGCGATGATTTCATCATCGTTTAGTATTCGAACTTCAGCACCTTCTATCTTGAAACGAGAACCAGCATATCTTCCAAAGATTACCCAATCTCCTTTCTTGCACCAGGGACCAGTTGGGAATCTCCAACTATCTCTGTAAGCTAATGGTCCAACTCGTAGCACGTACGCACACACGGTGGTCATTTGAATGGTTTCTTGAGTTTTATCAGATAGAAGAATTCCACCTTTGGTTTTTTTAGGACCACTATAAGGTAAAACTAAAATTCTATATCCTGTAGGTTGAGGAAGTCTATCAAGAGACGTCTTATCAATTGCATGAGGATCTAAATATAGTTTTTTTACTTCTTCTTCTGATTTGTACGCATTAAGCAAACCTTCTTTATGCTTCGGTACTTCCTTGGTCTGTGTCTTCATTTGGCTCCTGTTTCTTCAGCAGGTCTTGTAAGTCCCTGTGCAGATCTTCATTCGATCTGATTTGTCCTATTATATACTTATACTCGTCGAACGTGTCAACACCTAATTTTAGCTTCTGTGTTAGAGCGTCTATCCTAGGTTTTAGGAGTTTATTTTGAATAAATTTGATTGTATGGTAATCCACAAATTAGATTAGCCCTTTGTAATATTTTCTTAATGAAGGATTTGATAACATTTTTCCGTCGACTTTGCCAGATATATAACTACCATGATAAGGTTCCATATGAGGATTATGTTTTGTGTCTGGTTTTGGTCTTCTCGCTAGACCACCAGCTTGTTTCTTTTTTTGTGAGTCCCAAGGAATATGTATTGGACGAACAGGTCCATTTTTTTTAATACTTCCACCTTTTTTAAAACCTCTATCTCTAAAATATTTACCTTCTTGTGTAGTTGTTTTTTTATTTTTTTTCCATTGGTTTTTAGAAAGACCAAATCCTGGTTTTGATGGACGAGATCTAGGGTTTTGTCCTGTTTTAATTAGTTGATTTAATTCTTTTTTTGATAAGCTTTTTAAAGCCCTTTCATGTTCAGGGAAAAGTCTTCCTGTTTTTTTATTAATTACACCTCTGTCCTGCATTTTTAATTTGTCGCTAACGGTAAGTTTCTTTTTTAATCCCATTACATCAGCTGGTGTAACGGTAAGTTTCTTTTTTAATCTTTGAGCTTCTTTCCACCCTTCTTTACCACGCCAAGCTTTAATGTTACCTGAGCCTGATCTGCCTCTTAAAAATGGAACGCTTGTTATTCCACCTTTTTTCTTGCCTAACCACCCATCTACATAACCCAAAGCTTTCTTTCCCAATTTTGTTATTTTTTCTTTATGCTCTTTAGCTTTTTCTTTTCCTTTAGAATAAGAAGGAGTTTTCTTGTGTGCATCTAGTAAGGCTCTCCCTTTTTTTTGTTTTTCAAGTGTTATTTGAAGCGCTTTCCATTCATTTTTACTTTTACCTTTTAGAACTGTTTGAGCTCGTTTAATATCTTGTGAAGTTACTCTATCTCCGGCTTTAAGAAAATCTGCTAGTTCATATGCTGTATTACGTCCTGTAGCGTGTCTTTTTCTTATTGTTCCACCTTCAGCTTTTTTCTTAGGCTGTGGTTTACTTCCGTATTCATCAGTCCATTCACGAGCTATCTTTGGCTCATGTTTCCATAAATATCTACGTTGTTTTTCTGATCTGAATGGCATTATTTTTTACCTCCGCCGTTCCTGAAGATTTGAGTTCCCTTAATACCAAAAACGCTCGCCACGACAAGAATCCAGAGATTTGTAAACCATTTTGGCAAAGATTGGAAGTGCTCAAAGAAAATATTTATTTTGTCCATAGCTGCCGGATCGTCCGACCAGACCCCATATGCAAGCACCAAAATTGGCAGGGTCAAAATCGCAAGGACCACCTCGTCTTTATAGTCGTTTTGACGAGCTTCTAATAATTTTCCCTGGTAAGATTCCTCGCCACGCGCTTGTCGTTCAGCGTGCATCAATTGTGCATCTGACATAGCCATCTTCGTCTTCTGCTTGTTAGCATAAATTTTACTTCCAGCGTTAATTGCTAATTTAATTGCGCTTAGCCACATTTGGAAACTCCTTAATTAAAACTTTTATTTTTTCTTTCCTTCTAATACTAAGATATTTCTTAATTACTTTCAATATCTCTATGGCACTGGCTCCTCTAACTCTCCAACGGTAGGAAGTTTTCCAATGTTTTTGTCTTGGAGGGAATTCATTAACGTGACCTACCTTAAAATACTTTTTTAATGCTAAAATGACATCTTTATCAGTCATTTCGCATGAAATTGTAGGGTAATAATGTTTGCCTCGGTTTTTTTCTTTAAAAAAGCTACCTTCGCCGTCTAAAATACCGGCAAAATAAGCTAAATTATTTAACCCCGACAAATTTAACCCCTCTTCCTCGTTGAACAGCACCTACTCCACGTATTCCATCTTCTCTAAAAGGACATTTTCCATGAGGATTAGGTCCTTTTTTAGGAGGAGGTCCATATCTTTTACCACCAGATAAACCTCCTTTTTTATAACTTTTTGGTTCCTGAAAATCAAAACCCATGTAATAAGGTTGATAGGGAGTAATTGCAGGTTTGGCTGGTTTTACTGCTGTAGGAGTAGGACAAGGAGGAGGTGTTCCATCTGGACATTTAATACCGCCGTTTTCTCCACCAGTCTTTGTAGGTGGTGTTTTACCATAACCAGCGTCTTTTAAAAATTCTTTTCCTTCTGGTGAATTAGGTTTTAAAGTTCGTTTTGAAGGATCTGGATTATATTGATTGCCAATATAATACTCTCTTGCTAATCCATGTTTAGTTGCATATTTTTGTCTGTCTTTATAAGACTTTTTATTTGCAAAATTTATTGCGAGGCTTAGGGGTCCAACAGTAGGAACAATATTTTTATAAGGTGTATCATCTTTCCATTGATTATGTGTAGGAGTTGTATTACCACTAGTACCACCATTACCACCTGTAGGAGTTGTAGTAGTTTTTGTTACGTGAGAATATCCTGTATCTGTATGAGGATTAGGTCTTCCGGAAACAGTTCCAGTTGTTTTTTGTTGTGTTAGTTCATGAGGGTTTCTGGCCATTATTTATCTCCTTTTTCCTGAGCCTGCTCTTTCTGTAGTTTTAATTTACCACGTTGTATCTCTTCTGCCAAGTCTAGTTTATCTTCCGCTATATTCTGTTGTGCGTTGAATTTATTAGTTTCTACTTCTAGTCTTTCAGCAGTTTCTTTTGCTTTACGTTGAATATCTTGTGCTTTTAAATCTAGTTCTCTTTGTTTTAACATAACTAATGGATCTTGGTTCATTTTACCTAAGAACTGCATTTCTTGAGTAACTAATTCATTAGTTAATACTACAACTTGATCCGCAACAGCAGCAGCGTATTGTATTTGAAATTCTTCTGGGTTAGTTTGTTGTAATTGCATTAATTCCGGTTGTTGCATAAATGCTTCCCATACTTGTTTTTTAGCTTTTAAACTAACGTGTTCAGAAATATGTCCTTGTAACAAAGCATACACTTGAGGATTAGATTGAACCATTCTAGTTTTAATAAAAGCCATATGTGCATTCATATGAGCGTCATGATTTTGTTCAGGAAAAGCTTTAGGTAACTGCATTTGTAAAGCAGCAGTATTTTCAGAAGCCGGATCAATAGGTTTAGGTGGCTCTGGTTCAGGTTGTAATAATGAATCAATATTTCTTACTCCTAACGCTTCATACATTCTTCTGTAAGCTTCATACATATTATGAATTTGTGGATTGGCTTGAGCCAATTGTAATTCAGTTTGTGCTAATGTAACTCTTTGTGACATAGAAAAAATATTTGGATCTGCCACTGGAACCACATCTACTCTGTCATCAAAGTCAGCAACTTTAATATTTCTTTCTCCCCCTACTACATTATAAGGATATTCAGGGGGCAAATATTCAGAAAATATTCGTGCCATTATTTTAAACTCTTCTTTCATAGAATAATAAGCACGTTTATGAATAGCTGACATTACTCTTGATCCTCTTTCAAGTAGTGCAACAGTAGTACCTACAGCTGCTTGCTGGTTACCATCTCCTACCTGTAAATCAGCAATTGCCGCAAATCTTCTTCCTGCGTCTACACAAAAACCTAAAAGAGAAAATAAAGTTTGACTTGGTTCTTTAAAAGGAAGTAATTGAAATTGGTCTCTAATGTTTCCTCCAGGTGCATCTACATCTCTAAATTCACCTGGTTGAAGAGGTTCCGCATCATCTCTTACTCTTAATCCTCTTGATTTAAATCCGGCTGGTAGATTAACTAAAGTACCGGCATCAAGTAACTGTCTTAATGCACCAGTTGCTGCTTTAGATAATCCACCAATCATATGAATAAGACCAAAGCCATAAAAGCCTAAGCCAGGGAGAAACTTATAATGAACAAAATGTGGAATTCTTTTTTTAGTTGGATCATCAGGTTTATAATTTCTGTAAATAGATAAAATAGTCATACTATCTTGATCCATAGTTACTACATATGGAATTTTAATACCATCTGGACTTTCATGACCAGGTAAGTCTAAATCCACATGCATTTCTACAAAATTATATAACTCTTGATATTTCTGTGGAGTTACTCCTTCTAATTCTTGATATTTTTTTCTAGCTCTATCTTCACTAAAAAAAGGTTCTGGTAACTCTACATCTCTATAAAATCCAGAAGCTTGTCTTTTTTTAATTTGGTTTTTAGTTACTCTTTGAACTTCAGAGATTCTTTCTGCTTCGTAAAGATCAGAAGCATTATAAGGAACTACTAAATCCTCTGCGTGAATAAAAGTTGCTTTACATCTTTGCATAGCAGGATCATAATAAACTTTTTTAAATGTAGAACCTGCTAATGGTAAAAAGAATAACATCTGATCCATCTCAGGAGTATATTCTTCCATTACATCAGTAATTTGATAATTCATGTAATCTCTTACACGATTAGATTGTTTAATAGTCTCCGCTGTTTCTTTACCTACAACTTGACATCGTACAGGTCCTTCTGATGGTAACAGTTCCTTAAAAGCTTGTGCTTGAAATTGTGTAGCTGCTTCTGCTAGTAATGGATGTGTGACACCTGATGCTCCTATAAAAGGTCGAGTTACATCTTGGTATTTAAAACCAAGAAGATCTAGTCCTTTAGTGTAAGTTTCAATGTAAGATTTTCGAGCTAAAGAATCATCTTTAAAGTCAGCTAATAATTTGGATGCAAGAGGTTTTAAATCTTGATCACTCATAAATTCTGCTAAATTTGCATAGAAATCTTCTTGTGGTAATTCGGGAGCTGGGTCACCTGCTAAAACATTACCAGACTCATCTTCAATTACATCAATGTCTTCATTAATAGAACCTTCAGGTGTTTCTATTTCTAAATCTTCTTGTTCTTCAACTTCTACTAAATTTCTTGGGTCTGCCATTATCTACCTCTTCCTAAATTTAATGCTTTTCCAAATCCTCGTAACGCTTTTCCTACAATTCCTAACTTAATTTTTTTAATTGGTTTTTCTTGTAGAATTTTTCCTTTATAAGTTGGTCTAGGTCTTAACACACTTCCGCCTTTATCATAACCCGTCAATTGTTTAGCTACCTTTCTCATCTGAGGAATGGCTCTTGCCGTTCGTGCAGACAGCATAGGTTTTGTTTTACCTTGCATCTGGGCTTGTTGCAACTTTAATTTAGCTAAGTTTTTCATAATTAAAATATAGGAGCAAAATACTCTCTTTTTGGCTGTATTGCAACTAAACCACCTACTCGGTAAGATCTCATCTTTTTCTTCAGTAATTGTTTAGCTGCGTCTTCCGGTATTTCTAAAGTGTATGCCCAAAAAGCTTCTTTGTTTGATTTAGGTCCCGCTGTAATATCTTTTGCTTCAAATCTTTGTTGCCCTGCATTTTTTTTATCTAATATATAATCTCTGTTAGCTTTTGTTTTAAAAGAAGCAATAAGTTCTCCTTCATTATCTACAATCTGATAAGGACGATTTACAGCAGAAGGCTCGTTAAACATTTTTGTTCTTTTAACATTTAAAGTTATTCCATGATCAGCTTTTATTTGTTTAGCTATTTTTTCTAAAGTTTTAGGATACTCTGCAAGAGATTTAGATTTAACTTTACCTGGAGCAGGTAGCGCTGCTTGATCGAATGCTTTATGTTTTGATCCTCTATTATCTCCGTAATATAAATAGTTTCCTGCCTCTTTAGGGTGATGAGTATTCTTACCTACCGGAACAATACTAATACCTCGTTTACCAGTTCTGATAGCATCATCTACCATAGCTTTCATTCCTAGTTGCCAATAACTTCTCATATAAGGAAACCAATCAACTTTATCTTTTAATTCTTTTTGAACAATGGTACCCATTTTATTTATAGCCGCTTCATCCATTAATTCTGATTTTACAAAATACTTTCTTAGAAAAGCTTTTTCTTTTTCTATTTTGTTTAAAGCTTTTATTTCAGAATCTGCTAAAGATCTTTTTTTAGATGCATTTATTAAAGGAGTCATTGAGTCATTTAACTCATTCATTTTTCTTTTGATAAGAGATTCTATTAAAGTTTTACCATAAGGACTACTCATCATTGCTCTCATATCTGCGGTTCCTTCTTTCCCCCAGTATTTTTGAAGAGTATCAGATTGAATTTCTTCTATAGCGTATACTGGTTGACCCTGCTCATTATATCTTGTTTTATATCTTATATGAACTGTAGGATTAGAGTCTGGAAAATGGGCGGGATAAACTGCTTTTCCTTTTTTTGTGTTTAAAGGGATAGCTTCATCAAGATGAATTACTTTTTCCTGATAATCATATCCTCCTTTAGTTGTAACACTATCATGTGTTGTTTTACCTTTAAAACCTCGTTGTTTCTGAGGACTTACATAAGGTCTTAATTTTTGAACATTAGTTATATAGCCTCTTAAAATTTGTTGGGCCCCATCTGGTAAATTAGGCAGAGCCGTAGTTAATATTTCTAAATCATCTCCCCAACCTACTAGCTCTTTTTGGCTAGAGCTGCTGGCACTAGCTCTATGAGTTAATCCACTTTCCAATTGTTTAATTTTCTCTTGTACTTTTAATAACTGGGCTCTTTGAGCGGTGTTATTTGTTTTAAATATTTGTTCTTCGAGTATCATTTTAACACTATTACCCATTCTATCCGTAGAAGCGTATAAATCATAAAAGTCATCACCGATTGGTACCGGACCCCCTCCATATGTACTTATTTTTAATCGTGAAGCAGGGTTTTCCTTAAGCATTTTAAGAATATCTTGTTTACTAATTACAACATTCTTAAACTCTTTTGGCATGTCAAATAAAGCTCCTCCAATAGGTTCTCCTTTAGAGTTAAGTTTTAAAATACCTGCGTCGAACAATTCTTCTTTATTTATTTTTCCACTTTTAATTAAATTAGTTAGCTGTCCTATAATCTGTCTATTGTTTGCTCCTTTAAAATTTAATTGAGCAATAGTATCATAAGTCTGAGATCCTAAAAATTCACTTACGTCTTTTTGAGGTCCAACTCTAATAGGAGTAGAAACCTCACCAAAATTTAATTTTTCAGTTATCTTGTCGGGTACATTGGGTTGAGAAAGAGTCTTGTCTGATTGTGCTCTTGCGTCCACAATACTTTTTTTAATTTTTTTATAATCGTCTACTTTTTTAATTCCAGATACTGTGTTTCTATAAGTAGCTGTTAAATCTCTCATTAAGACTGGATTAGGAACAATGGTAGCAAAAAACTCTTCTAAATTAGTATTAATCATTCGTTCAGTTCCACTCAGTCTGTTTTCAGGTAAACCTCTTAGCCATTGAATGTAAGCTGATCTTTCCTCTCCACCCCCTAATTTAGCTACTTCTATCTCACTTAAATAAGCTTGAGCCTGTGTCCCTGTTCCTCCTGTATTCACATTTCTTAGATTACGTTGTCCCTGAGGATCAGCTGGAAATGGTTTTCTAAATCTAGATGTTAAGTTTCGATATCCTTCCATTATACCTTTTCTGTACATGTATCCCAGTCCGACACCCGCCGTTCCTCCTAACCACCACGGTAAGGATCCAGCCGACATAAGAGGAATTCCAATACCATGAGCAATAGTTCCTCCAACATCTCCTTCTCCAATAGCTTGTTTAAATCCTTCAATCTCTTGATTTGTATAATCCATCGCTCTTGCTTCTCCCCAGACAGGAAGAAGATCTTTCGAGATTTCATTTAATAGATTTATGGACTGCGGACCCAGTTGCTTAAGAGCTTTTAATTCTCTTTCTGTTAAAGATCTCTGTAACATTGCTCCTGGAGGAGGAAGATCACTTAATGTAATAGGTGCTTGTTCTTTCTCGCTTACAGTTTGAATACCTACTTCTGTTTCATCCTCCGGAATTCTCGGAACATAATTAGCATCCCACATTGTCATTTCATTCTCCGTCTTAGTTCACGCTTTTTGGTATTTCTTAACCAATCGCCATGAGCTGTTTTAGCTTTTTTAATAATTCCTAATACTTCTTTTCTAGAAACTCCTTGGTTTCTTAATCTATTTCCTTTATCAATAATATTATTATAAGCAAAATTTTTATTCACTCCACCCGACATTCCTTTTAATTGCAAAACAGTAGAGTTAAAAAATTGATCTTTGGTATATGGTTTTTTAGGAGGAACAATAGTTTCTCTTTTTTTAGGTCTTCGCATCATTAGAAACCTCGCTTTGCTAATCTAGGTTTTATAAGTAAACCACCTTTCCTTACCCACGTTCCTTTTGTTTCTTTCTCATGACGCTCTAAATCTTTTTGCATATCTCTTTTCCATTTCTTTTGTTTTTGTTGCTTCTCCAGGTATTCTCTAAATTTAAAATAGAAGTCTTCCGGCCTTTGGCCTCCACGTCCTCTTTTGCCTTGTGATAAACCACCTTTAGCTTTTCTACCTATTTTTTCTTTCATAAATTTTTTTACGGATGTACCAATTTCTTCTCTTATTTTTCTCATTTGAACTTTACTTGCCATCGGCACTTGCATGGTTGTAGTCTTGTCTCCTTGATGTCCTCTGCCCACAAAACTAATAGTAGGTGCTTTAGACCCAGCTGGCTTCTTTTGTTTCTTAGCTAGCTTAGCAGCTCGTCCTTGAAACTTAACACTTCTAATTGCTTTTTTAATATGTTCTTTGCTATAAGGAATAACTCCTTCGCTTTCGTAACCAGTCCTTGTTTTAGTTTTACCTTTATAAGCGTCATGTTGCTTTTTACTTTTCTTATGAGCTCGATAACCTTTACGAAAAGCTTCTTTAGCGGTTTTATAAATTAATTTAGCAATTTCTTTTTTTGGATCCATTAGTAATATTTAGGCCTCTCCCCACGTCTATGTTTAGGTTCTTGTTGCTCGTCCGAAAACAATTGTACAAAATTTCCCTTTCTATACCTTAACACAGCTTGGGTGGTGCTGTCCACGTAGTCATCGTGTTCTCCGAACGGAAACGCAGCACATTCCTCAATAACCTCTTCGGCCCACCTTTCTCCTTCAGGATAGAACACTTGTCCTGATTCAAATATTGGAGCACATGCGTGAACTCTAGAGTGTTTATCTTTACCCTTTACAGGGACAAATTCTACAACAGGGACACCCATTTTTCTCATTTCCTGGATCAGGGGTTCTCCTGTAGCCTTCTTCTCCACGACCACCGTTTCTGGGTCCCAGTATCGGTATTGGTCAAAAGCTATCATTTTAAGTTCTGGAAAATCATATCTTCCTCGTAAAGCGTCTAATAATATTAAAGCAGGTTTCTGATCTTCGAATGGAGTGAATACTCCCCACGTAGTGATTGCAGAATAGTCTGCAGTTTCTTTTTTAGAAAAAGCAGTATCATAACTTTGAATAACATGTTTTAAATCAGGTAGTCTATTTCCTTCCCACACTTGCCACCACTCTCGTTTAAGAATAGCTCCTTCTTCTGCAGTAGGATTTTGCATATACTGCGCATTCCATTTTGAAATTGGTATAGACGCTTTTGTTCCAAGCAGGGACTCCAAAGTCCAATATTCAGGCCATACAGGTTTATCATTCGGCAAGATCGCAGGAAATTCAATTACATCCCATTGATCGGTACCTGGGTTCCGCTGTTCGCGAATTAACTTCCCTGTTAAATCATTTTGAGCCCAACGTGTCATTACTAACACTATGGAACCACCAGGCTGTAATCTTTGACGGGGGCCAGATGTATACCACTCAAAAGTCTTTTCTAAAGATTCCTTTGAAGTAACAGTTTGTTCAGTATGTGGGTCATCAATAATTAGTACATCAGCACCACGTCCCGTGATGGAACCACCTACACCAGCAGCATAGTACTCCCCTCCTTGATTCGTCTCCCAACGTCCAGCAGCCTTGGAATCCTGTGAAAGAGTAACGTTTTGAAAAATTTGTTTATATTCTGCAGAATCAACAAGATTCCTTACCTTCCGACCAAAACGTTGTGATAATTCTGCATTATGCGAAACTTGCATGATTTTAGCTTTAGGATTCTTTCCCATGATCCAGGCAGGTAATAAGTAAGAGGCAAACTCAGATTTTGTATGACGTGGAGGCATATTAACAATAAGTCGTTTAAGAGTGCCATCGGCTATCCTATCAAATTTCTCGGCAATTAATTGATGGTGGCCCCATTGAGACTTATTTTTAGCTTTTCTGTAAATGAAGTCAGGCCAAACTTGAGTTACAAAGTATAAAAAATTTGTTCTGCTATGTAATATTTTTTTAGCATCTAAGTATTGTTTAATTTTTTCTAGTTTCTGCCTTGGTAATTGATCTAGCTCCATAAGTATTTTATTATAAATGTTTCTGTGTAGGTTGCAACTAAAGACTTTTTATAAGTAACATCTACGTATAAAGGGGTGATGGGGTTATTGATTATGGCTTGGCGATTTTTGAGATTGTAGGATCACTATTGAATGAGGAATAAAAAAAAAGAAGGCGATTGTTAAGTCGCCTTCCTTCAGTTCATTAGCTTGTTAGGTTAATGATTAGGTTTATAAATTGCGAGTGAGATTAAATTGCTCAGCTAATTCTTCAACAAGTTCAGTAGCAAATTTCATTACTACTTCATTGTCTTTGTTCGCTTGTATAAATTCAAATATCTTACCATCTAAATAACAAGCTAACATTTGCCAATTAACTCTCTTTTCTTTTTTCTGTCTTTCAAGAAAAGATTTTAATCTCTCAACAATCTCATTATTATCTTTAGAAGTCATTACTAAAGATTTTAATTCAACTAATTGATTTGACATAATATAAAATACTCCTTTCTAATATCTATATAATTATCCCATCAAGATAAGTCAACATCTAAATTAATTAATTTTAATTTATTTTTCAGACGATTTCGCAACTGGTCGGGCGAGCCCTGTAGCCATTGCTAATCCTGAAGCGACCTGCCAGTTTTTCTTATTGACCAATAACGGCATATTTATCTAGCTTTTAACTACGGGAATGGCATTTTCATAACCTCTGCATCTCTTTCTACCTGTGTTATACCACAAAAACCCAAGCAAAACCACAGCTTTCTACGAAGCGAGTTCCCCGGCGCGCCAGCGTAAATCTATATATATTAAATAACCCAAGTAAAACCTTGCCTTTTGAAACGGGAACGGCATTTGTCATGTGCTTCTTCCTGAAGACTGACCTAAAAAACCCTTGATTTACTTGACTTTCTTGAACTCTGTCCGCGGGCGCCAGCGCGATTGCTCTACTATATATAGAAAAAACCCCATTCCAATTTCGTAAGAAACGGGAACGGGATTTTGTGTTTGATTAATTAGGCTTTGATTCTGCTCTTATCTCTTTGAACAGATTAGAGAAACGACCTTGCTCTTTCATGTCCTCTCCATTAGTTTGGACACGATTGCCCTCACTATGTATTAAGACTCTTTCCCTAATAGGTTTAGTTGTCATGATAGTAGTGTTATCTATGCCTGAAGTATTTATCATCAGTATTTCTTCTCTATCAGGGTGTTCACTAGGTGTTACATCTAAATTCTTAATAGGAATATTCTTCCCATTATTAGCTTTGACACACCAAGCCTCAGAAATAAATGAGTAGTATTTAGCATTAAAGTCATCAAGCATACCTGATATAACTTTAACTGCCAAATTTTTAGATAGATTAGTAGTGAACTTACACCCAATATATGCAACTGCATACTTGCTATCTGGGTTATCATCTCCTAACACACCTGCATCTTTTCCCATTTGAATGAACTGACTTCCTCTTGCTGTAATCAATTTTCTTTCAAAAGGAATAAGAAACAAACTAGGCATTTCTTCTTTTACTTCTTGTTTATGAAACTCAAAACAATCTATTCCCATGTGACATGCATAACTGTGAAACATGTCTATGTCATGATAGTTCCAAGTATCTTGACCTCTTAGTGCTGTGAACTCGACAGGAAAATTCTTCATGAATTGTTCTGTCATCTCTTGTAGTTTATCTTTGTCCATATGACTCCTTTGTTATTTTATATATAGTTATCCCACGAAGATAAGTCAAGAAATTAAAGTAAATAATATAAAAAAGAGACAACTCCAACCAACAGCACGATCCGTGCAGGCCCAGCTGCCAGTAGTGATATTATACCTACAACATATATTGCGTATATCATCGTGAACGGGATTATGGTACTTTTACGTAATAGGTAGGTTCGGATGTGCCGGTAGCGGATGGTAATACATCTTCCTGCTGCTTCAAAGCTTGACCCACAGCAACGGCATCCTTTACCTGCAGCTCTTGCGCTCTTACCTCGACGGCCCACCACACTAGTTTATTCTTGAATGTCCGGTACGACTCTTCATCCTTGGTAAGGGCGTATACTTTCTCCATAAGCGTCACCCCTTCCTGGTCAGCTGAATCTTCCAGCATCTCCCAAATCTCTGTTCTGTGCTCATCATAAAAGTCGCTCGTCTCATGATAATAGATCAATCCACTGACGCCTCCGCTGCAGCCATGGTTCGCGATGTCTTTGATATCTTCCTTGTCTTTCTTATTTAAATAGTCTGTTATAGTTCTCATAGCTTCCTTTCTTTTTAAGTAGCCCACCAAGAAACAGGAGCCATGTGCAATGAATGCAAATGAAAATCTTAATGAGCTACCATCTAGAACCTATCATCTCCCATATTAATGTCAACAAGAATTTTTGAGGGTCCTACCTACAGGTAGTGAGCTCCTGGTCCCAGTTCTTTTATATATAACCAGCGAAGCTCAAAATTTTTTACAGCTCAACGGGAATGGCATTTTCCTTACCTTTTCGTATGCTCATCAGCCTGAACAGGAAGCGACACCGGCTGCTCCCAGTTTATAAGGTTACAAAAGTCAAGCCACTACACTTTGTGTTTGAAACGGGAACGGGATACTAGATGTGGTAGAAATGAGGAGAAAGACGATCCAGCATCTCGCGCGGAGCCCGCGTACGCTGGTAATGATTCAGGGACAATGACACCAGATTGTGTATACAAACGGGAACGGGATTCTACATCTTGTGATTTTCCTTGACAACAGGAGGAAGCGGCCAGGGCCCTGCCTCATCCCTATTATAGTAACAGCGAATTAGTGAGGATTGTTGCGGGAAACGGGATTACGGGAACTCTGTCCCGGCACGGTCCGTGCGAAGGATGCTAATTAGTTTAGACCAGTCATATGGTTTCTCTAACGTTAAAACGGGAAACGGGAATCCAGGACCGGTGACCACTGTACGACAATCGTAAACCTTTAAGACCGAACCCGAGAGGGGTCGGGCCAACACAAAAACATTTCCTCCAACTCTTAATCTCTCGTAAATCCAGGCTTTTTGAAACTTAGATAGCCGAAGTGAGTTTCCTTTTATTACCTTAAGCTCTAACCAAAAATCTTTACCATCAATACACCCATTTACATCAGGTATACCAAGTCCTACTCTACTTTCTATTCTTACTAAATGCGCGTCTTTTAATCCTTTTTTTACGTCTTGCCATAACTTTGCTTCTGGGCCCTTTGACATTTATTTCTCCATTAATTAGTGTTGAAAGATAAGGTAAGAACCATTTATTATCTTTAATAACTTGTACTAACAAATTAGTCAAAGCATTTACAGTTAGCTCTTCTTTTTTTGTGTTTGTTAAAGGACCACCATCAGCACTTAAACCCGAGTAATCCAACCCGGCATGCAATACTTCATGTAAGAACGTATTCCCTTTTTCAATACCTTTAAGATTTTTTTCCAATAAGATTGTCTTCTGCTGCGCATCATATTCTCCTAATGTAATCTGATCCTTGAATATTATATTCTTAATAGAAAGGTTATCATACCCAATTTTAATTTTTTTCTTTAACATGTACTTTCACCTTTCCCACCTGGGTTTTAATAAATGATTTATTGTGTATAAAATTAAGTACAGCTAAAAAATCTTTAAACGTCTGGGTTTTGTCCGCTTTCGTTTTCAACGACTGTAGCGTCCTCTGATATTTCGATAACCTTCGTCTCGCCAAGCTCATCTTTTAACTCCTTAATAGATTTAATTAAATCATCCTTACTAAGTGCAGATAAATTCTGCGTCTTAATTTCTTTTCTATCAATGTAAAATCCTGCTGCTTGACCTAATCTAAATTCAGAATTAATAGCAGCAGCCAGTTGTCCTTTGTCTTCTGCTCTTTTAGATAAACCGTCGAGTCTTTTCAAATGTCTTAAAAAATCTTTGTAATGAGTAATACCTTTTTCTCTCATCTCTTCAATGTAAGCAACTACATGAGGAGATTTATCCGGGTTAGTTAATATAGATCCCCACTTCTCACAAGTAGGCTTAGAATAACCAGCTCTTTCAGCAGCTTCTTTTTTAGTTATGTTCGGATAGTGCGCAACAAACACTTCAGCAAAAGTTCTTTGCTTTGGAGTTAAATGTAAATGTGTTTTCTTTTTGTTAGCGATAGTAAGTCCAGTTCTACTCATTAGATACATGCTCCTATGTGTGCTACTAATAAATAAACAACTGCTACAATCATTATGACTTTATACTCAAGTTCATATCTATCTAACAACGATGTAATTCTTTTTTTAATCTGTTCTTTCATTTCCAGCTCCTGTATAAGATTATCTAGACTAAATATATATCATTTGCAAGAAAAGGTCACCAGCCCTTTAGGGTAGTAGTATGAAATTCTGGGTACTTTCTGGGTACTAGTATGACAAAATAAGTGTTGGTATTACTACTTAATAACTCTTTTTCTGTTAGTCTGGGTACTATTGAGGTAAAGTATAGTAAGAAGTACTTATACTTCAAAGTATCTATATAGGTATCGGAAAGTTTATCCACATTACACGTTTCACGTGAAACATTGGTCCAAATACAGATCAAGTGAGCAACTAAAGATGAAAAAAACAATTTAAGGATTAGCTCACTCGATCTTATGAGCCAGGTTCCACTCTCGCTTTCCCTGGCTCTGAAAGGAGTCTTTTATATGTAAAAAGACTTTAATATTTTAAACCAAAATGTCATATGTGTCTACCTATTTCTCCATCCACCTTGATCTACTCTTTGATCTTCTATTTGTTTAGCTAATTTTTTATTATCTTCTTTGACCTCTGTTAATTCTTTTTCAGCGTCCTGCCTTTTCTTCTTTTCTTCTCTCCACATTTCCAACAAAGTTTGATAGTCGTTGGTAGGCTCTGCCGGAGCATCAAATTCTTCTTTAGTTATTTCTTTCCATTCAGCCATGATTTTTTTCTTCGTCCCATATAGTATTCAGAAGGCTCATAGTTCCATTTCTTACCATGATGTCCTCTAAAATCAGCATATTTCATTCTAACTTTTACTATTATCTTTTTTATTATTAAGTTCATTTATAGGCCTTTGCATAATCATTTTTCTATCGCCGTTGGATATAAACTCAAAACCATATTCATTCAAGACCTCCCTGATTAAATGTGTGTTATAAGTCTTCCAATCATCAAAAATAAATAATGATCCAGGTGCGGATCTCTCAGCAAAAAACACAGCTTCGTTCATTACGTCAGTGGTTTTGTGAGGGCCATCAAAATGAACCAACCCGTACTCATTTAATAGATACTGCTTGCTTTCATGGTAAAACTCAACACCATAGTAGTATTTCTCCATAAAGACCTTGTCAGTCATATGCATGTGATTAAATCTCTTCTGTTCAGCAAAATCTTTCCTAAACTCCAATAACATCTTTTCGTCATAATCTAATTTGGTTGCCTTAACTTTGTCATAATGTTCATAAACTAGATCTCCGTAAGGATCTATGCCAATATGAAAGTGTAATCCCGAGTAATTTGGTCGGATATACTCCATTATAATTTTAGTGCTTAGTCCTTTTCTAACTCCAATCTCTGCAGTTAATAAAAGTTTTTTATTTGGAAATTGCTTGCCTAATGTTTCGCAGTGAGCTGCTAACAAATCGTATTCTCTGCTATCTCCTTCAATTGTCATCGAAAGTACCTGGCTCTTTTCTTAAGATATTTTTTTTGAAATATCGTAAAAGAATAGGGTTTAGTTTTAGATATTTTTTTATACTTATCAAATACATATTCTGGGTCATATGAAGCGAACATACACACCCGTGAATAATCTTTTGACTTAAGTCTAAACCATTTTTGTGCAGCCTTCTTAGCCACAATGAGACTTTTCTCAATTCCTCTATAAAGAGTGTCATCAAATGCTCTCCATAAGACTGCTTTCCATAAGCGAGTCTCCGGCTCCGCCGGTTGTGATTCGTATTCTGTATACATTGCTCCTGTTGTTTATGACAGGAGACAGTTCTGTGGAAGATCGATGATGGTAACTCATTGATGAAGCTGTCCCCTATCATTTGAGTTCGTCACTGGTCCGTGTTCCGTGTTTGCAGCGTTTTGTACAACGCATATAGGACAATTGCTATAGGATGTGTCAACAGTTTGCAAGGGTTTTTGTAAAAGAATCAATCCCCCATGAACATGACTTACGTAGTGGTTGCCATTACATAAATGACAGCTACCAACTCCATTATCAACAACGTTTCCAGCATTTTCTTTATTTTTTCCTTCCATTCTTCCCTCCACTTTTATCCATATCTTTCAATACTTTAGCCTCATAAGCTTCCGGTGTTATTCCTCTTTCTTTCGCTCTTCTTTGCACTTCTTTATCAATAAGAAGTTCAATGTATTCTGCCGGTTTTCTATATTCTTTTAAACATAGAGCCTGCAACAGGGTGTGAGATTTTTTTCGCACAGCCACTGATTTCCATTTACTGATGTCCATAAGTTATTCCTTCTTTGTTAGTTTTAAATTTAATGATATTACCATAATCCATATGCTTAATCTTTATAGGTATGTTACTTAAAGTACCTACACCTTTATTACGATCGCCTTTTGTAATTTTAACCCACATTTTTTCATCACCAAATGTTTTATCTTTAAACCAAACATAAACCATGCCTGGGTAATTATGTTCAGTATTTTTAATTAAATGATAAGTATCTACTCCATGATGCTTACAAGTATATAATATATTATTAGGTTCCATGTTTCCTTTCTTTAATCATTACCGTGTTCAACTATTTGATAGGTCCAGCCTTCCGGCATGCCGTCAACTGAGTCCACAACTCCATTTATAATGTTTATTGTAATAGTAAGTTTTTTCATATTTTCCTTTCTTTATAATAAGTACCACATTACACAAACTAGAATCAACAAACTTATTCTCGGTAAAAATATTCCGATGCATAAGCAGATTAAAAGCAGTGCTTTAATTGTTCCAGCTAGCGCAATCATAGTGTTAGTTTATTTTGTAGTCTTCTTCTTAACTCTGCTCTAATAGTGTTGTCCGCTGCATCCTCATCAAAGAAGTTATACCCACGATCTCCATCAGTAGGTTCAAAGACCGTATTAACTAATCTTTCTCTTGCATGTTTCCAACGATAGTCATCTTTATCAAGTACCCCTCCATTAGAGTCTAGAGTGGGTACTTCTTTTATAATGCTATGAACAGCTTTAGAGAAGACAGCCCAGTTACAATGATACTCTATTGTTCCTTCTGTTCTACTCATATTGTCACCACCATTACTACTGTTGCAAATAAACAGACAACCAAACAATAAAAATTTAAACTACTCATTAGTTATCCTTTCCATTATTTGAATTCCACGTAGCAAACTGATCCTTAATCATATTTAACAATTGAGTGAATTTAGTATCAGCAGCTGGAGTGACATGTTTATTTCTAACTTCATTCCCCAACTTTAAAACTAATTGATTATCTTCCAGTTCAACTGTAATTGATTTAATATCAACTGGCTTAACTGGAGGAACTGTAGGGTGAGGGTCAGAGCCCATTACAACACTCGAAGAAGACTCTATTGCTGTTTTAGTTTCAACAGCTTCAGTCCTGTGTGTAAAAATATCACCAGCTTCAGTAAGACCTTTTTTTTGACCTACTATATATAACATCTCGATCAAAGTATTTATTTTTGCCGTTATTTCTTTTTTTTCCATTGTTACCATCCTTTGTTTATCCCATATTCATATAATATATCCCATCACTATGCAAGAGTTATTTACAAAGAGTTTTAAAAAGTATAGGGTGACTGATGTCTTATTTATTAACTATTATTATGTGTTCCGGGTTAGCTAATCAGTGCCTGCAGCCCTTCACATTTCCGACACAATACACTGATTCTTACACATGTATGGTAGCTGGATACGAAAAAGCCAGGGACAAAACCATAGAAATAGGGCGTGAAGAGGTAAATAAGCACCAAATATACATCAAATTTGACTGTACTCTCGTCATAGTTCCCCCAGAAAAGCCTAAGGTTGAGACTTGACAGGATTAGATAAAAATGCATATAATGTTCCTATGAAAGCTTATCGGTTTAAATGCTGGTATAATGAGCTTTTTTGCGATTATACAATAAACGCAACAGATGATACTCATGCTCAGCAAGTTATGGCCGATGCTGTAAATAACGGTGATGTTGTCTTTAAAGATGGTGGCGGATTTAGAGATGACAAAGTACTGTTTATAACTTTTGAGGAGACGAAGCACAATGAACCTACACGAGTTAGTACAGGAGAAACTAAAGTTGGAACATCAGTGGGCCAACCAAGCGTTAGAGCAGAAAAAAGTAACTCCTGACATGAGATGGATAGATGTTAAAGTTAAAGATCTTAAAACTAAGATTAACGATCAATGTGTGACAGACGCTAAAAAAGAATTGGTTGTTGAAAGTAATAAAATAGAAACTTAAACTTATCTATCTATAAATATTCCAGGAAGTTCAACTTCCTTATAGAGAACTTTTCCGTTTATTTTTTGTTCAACGAAAGAATCACATATTGCACAAGTAAATATTGTAGGTTTTCTAGTTTTGTTGAAGTGAGTGTACTCAGTGCATTTAGGGCACTTGCCCATATTTAATATTTCTTTAACTATTAAAGTCATCCGTTTGTCCCCAGTTCTTTCCTACAGCTATATCTACTTTTGAAGGAACTTTCAACTCAGGTATACAAACTTCCATTATTTCTCTAATTTCTTTACACGCTGGATCTAATCTTTCATAAGGAATACTAAAACAAAGTTCATCATGTATTTGAATTAAAGGATAATAATTCTTTTTTGCACAATTGATCATTGCTTGTTTTACTTGATCTGCAGCTGATCCTTGAATTAATCTATTTAAAGCTTTATAGGTCATAGCTCTTTTAATACTATTCTTACCATATTTATTTACTGCATCTTCAAAATTTGTAGCTTTATGTATTCCAAATGAACTTGGTTCCCAACTATCAAATCTACATTTTCTGCCTTTAAGAGTCCAGATAGCACCGTTTTTATTAGCTGAATCAGATGCTTTGTTAGCTAATTGTTTAACAAAAGGAACTCGTCTATTATATTCTTGTAAAATTTGTTCAGCCTGCTGCTTATCTATACCCAGTTCTCTAGATAATTTGTTTTTACCCATGCCATAAAAAATTCCTAAATTAATTGTCTTAGCTTGAGATCTAGGAATTCCTGCCATGTCAGCTACAGTTTGATGAAAGTCTGTATTCTCGTTATGATATGCTTCGACTAACTCTTCAGATCCTTCGAATCCTATACTTGATGCATAATGAACTACTAGTCTCGGCTCTTGCTGAGAGTAATCAAATGATCCCCATCTACAATTCTTATCTGGTAAGAATAAAGATCGGATCCTGGGTCCGAGTTCCTTGTTCCTAGCTGGAATTTGCTGTAAATTCGGATGAGCATAGGAGAGCCTACCGGAGACGGTTCCCCCTGCATCACCCTTTAACTGATTTATTTCCGCATGTACCCTCCCATTATGTTCAAATTTAAAAATTGAATCGATGAAAGTAGAATGAAATTTATTCACTTCTCTAGCTTCACGAATCAAACCAGCTATGGGTTCCTCACAATTAGTCAACCAATTCTGAGTAAAAGATGGTTCTTTAGCCTTTTCTGTTAAAGGATAAGATATCTTCAACTTATCAAAAGCTTTTGCAATTGATCTAGCTGCCCATATATCTACTTCCATACCCGCAGCTTTTTTAATTTTCAATAGCGCTTTCTTTTCTTTTTCTAAAAATTCTTTTTTAAGATTATTAGCACCTTCTAAATCAACTCTTACTCCCTTAGCTCTCATTTGAATAAGAATAGGAAGTAGCTCCATTTCCATTTCCCAAACATCAGTTAAGTCTTGTTTAGTAATTTCAGTTTTAAATCTTTGCCACAGTTTATATGTTAAGACTGCGTCTTGCTCTGCATAAGGTCCTACAAATTTAGCTGGTAGCTTATACATTTCTCCCTTAGCATCTATTCCCCAATCTTCAGCTGCTTCTCTTAATCCGGCTTCAGATTTCAACTCAGACAGGTAATCCACCGATAAAGCGTTTAAGCTGTACGTACGACGGTTTTCATCAATTAGGGCTGCTGCTACCATAGTATCGGCGATTTGGCCGTATACGACGATGCCATGGGCTCTTAACCACCCAATATCGTAAGAGGCATTGTGAAATACCTTTATTGCTTTAGATCTACAAATATCCTGAACCCAGTTTAGAACCATTCTAACATCCATATTAGAGCCAGCTTCATGAGCAATTGGATAGTATCCTTTAAAATTATCAGTAGCTACAGATATCCCTATTACATTACCATTCATAGTAGGCCAGCCAGGTCCTTTTATTTTGATATCAGGATCTTTAGTTTCTAAGTCAATTGCTATTTCAGCAGCATGTCTTAAATCTGGAAAGGTAGTAGGAGTAGTCCAATCTGAATCTTGAAAGGTAAAGTTAATTTGATTTGTCATCTAATTCCATACCTAATTTTGCGTAGTGAATAATTTTATTATATCTTTGCTTGTTAGTTTCTCCAGGCTTTTTGCGAGTGGCGTATTTAACTATATTAGAATCAATTGTATTTAATTTATTTTTCATGCAGTAAACAACTGGTTGGATAGCATGTTGAACATAATGCTTTCCCCCTTCTTGATACTCTAAAGCTTTTTTTTTAGACTCCACACATCCCTTCACATTCGTTATTAAATAGATCTAATTGGTCCTCTGATTTCTTTTTCTTTTTTAATAATTCATTGAAGTCTATATCTCTTAAAGGGATACCTTTTCTGTGTAAAAATCTTTTTATATTAGGGTCTCTGGCTGAATTTCTTATCATATCATCTAATTGGCAGGCTTCCTCAAATTCTTCAGGAGTATCTGTTTTAATCTCATTCCAAAGAGTATTATCATGATAGGGACAACCAATACAAGAACTTTTTGCTGGAGTTCTATAATTTTTTCCTTTGTACCAATCAAGACAAGACTGCCTAGACATTTTGTGATCAATTAAAGGCCAGGTATTTTTTACCCATTTTTCTCTAGAGGGTTTCATTCTCATTGCTTCATCAGTAGATATTCCTACCCACACTTCTACCCACATATCTCGTGGAAATCGTTGTCTATCTTTTAATCCTATTAAATGTCTTATCTTTCTATTGATAGGAGTTATTTTATAATTTCTAGTGCATTGGCGAGGGCCAATACCAATTTTATTTGTTTTAGTATTACGTGCAAAAAAAGGAATATGTAGAAATCCTTTTTCTTTTTGAACTTCGTCAATCATATCTTGTTTAATACTGCCTGATTTTAAATGATTCTTTGTGATAATTACAGGGAAATCTAATTGAGATTTTAACCACTCTAAATGATCATATACTTTGCGCGGCTCCCAACCGGTGTCCGCAAAAATAGCATAATCTGGCTTGTGGCCAAAAGCCCCTTCATTAGCCATGAGTGCCATAGTGGAAGATTGCACTCCTGCTCCCAGTGATAGAATCCTAAATTTAGGTTCTCCCGAATAATCCCAATCGCCTTTAGCCACTACCATAAACGTCCCTTATAAATTGATTATACAATCTTGCCAATGGAAAAAAGTATTCATGGTTGGTTCTAAGCAAATGTAAGGTTTCTCGCGCTCTGGTAATACCCACATACCATACTCTAGCTTCAGAACTTCTAGCGAGTCCCACCTTATGTCCAAAATGTGCTGGCCAATTAGCTTTTTCATAAACACAAACATGATCTGCCTCCCCTCCTTTAATAGAATGAATAGTATCAATAGTCAACCTTGATGCTAAATTCAAATCAATTTTATTTTCAATAATTTTTTCAAAATATAATTTATCTTTTTCAGGAAAATTTCTATTAAAGACTTGCTGCCACGGTCCTGGCGTTGCTGTGAGTCCAGCAAAAGTTCGAAGGAATTCTAAGCTAAGATGACCGGAGTCTTCGATATTCATCCATCTTTTGCTTTCAATGGATCTCCAACCAAATGCGATCTCATTAACATATGAATAGACTATACCAGCTTCCTCCTTATTGACAACACCTTTATTAATTAACTTATTCCAACTATTTACAGCCTTCCATTTATTAATATCAAAAGAGGTTTTGCCTTTTGTGTTTTGAAAAAATAAACCGTGGGCTCTAGCTAATTCTTCTAATTCCCTAACGATTTCTTGAGTTCTACCAAGTAGTAACCAGTTCCCATCAGATTGTTCTATTATTTCTGCTAAGTCCTTAAATTTAGAATAAGTTTGAATGTGTCCTTTTTTGGGAGAAGGTAAAAATTTTTTAGAAACTCTCGGTTTAATCATGTCCGCTATGTAAGAACTAAAATCATGCACTACTTGGGGTATACGATGAGATTGAGTTAATATATAATCCCGTCCTGGAAAATCTATATAATTAGTAACGTCTGCCCCATTCCATTCAAAAATAGCTTGGTCATCATCTCCCGCTACATAAACTCTTTCCGCTTTCATAGCTAATTTAAAAATCATCTTCCATTGTAAAGGAGTAAGGTCTTGAGCTTCGTCAATAATTAAAATTTTTAAAGTAGGAGCCTCTTCCTTATCAATAAAATGTGTAATCATATCTGTAAAATCAACTCTATGATTTTGTTTAAATAATTCATACTGTTCACAAATTAATTTATACCTGGGAAGAGTTGCTCGTTTATAAACTTCTTCCACAAACTGCTGCTCAGGAGAAACTAATCTATTTCTAGATTTATCATAAACCCTAAGGGACCAGTCATTAAAGACTTTCATGCCATCATGATTTTCATAGGCAGGTCTAGGCATTCCTAAATTTTCTGCAAATTCTATCATGTCTACTTCCGGATCAATTACCGGTAATTGTTTTCTAAATTTTCTACAGAAACTATGTATTGTTCTAAAGTTAGAAAGATCGTCCTCATTACAATCAGGAAATTTCTTATTGGCTCTGTTTCTAGCTTCATCCACAGCTTTGTTAGTAAAAGATAAATAAGCTACTTCTCTAGGTAATACACCTTTGTTGAACCATTTATCTAATCTATCTAAAAGAGTTGTTGTTTTTCCTGTTCCCGGAGGACCAAAAATCTTAATCGTCTTTTTTCTCAAAAGGTGCCTGTCGGCGCTTGAATACAATGTTACTCCTTTCTATCACTGGCTCGTCCACTTTCCGACATAACCAGACGTATTTTAATTTAAGCTTATCATAATAATCATGTTTGGTGCATCCATTCTTTTTAAGCATACTAATAATTTCAAACTTCTTGGCTGCCTTATCTGATTTCTTAATAAATCTTTCAAACGTACGATATTTAAATACAATTAAACCTTCGTGTAGATACCACATTTCAGCTTCTACTTGAGATGCATTGTCTGCCTGTTGTGTTTCTTGAGTAAACTGAATCATTGTATCTTTAAACTCTTCTTCTGCTTCATTACTTTCGTCATAACCTTCAATAGGTTGTTGCATAGTTTTAAGTTTATTTAAAAATACTCTATAATCTTTGTCTTTTACTTTTTGCCATACAATATCTGCCTGATCAAATAATTGTTCTGATAATAACTGCTGTTGATTAAGTTGTTTTCCAGTAAGTTCTACAGTTTTTTTGTCTATAGTTAAAAAATAAATAGGAGGTTTTGTTTTTAAAACTTGAAAAGAATCCATAGTAGGCATGTAATCTATACTATCAATTCCATATTTTAATGTTTTACAAATAGCAGAGTTACAATGATTTTTTAAAGGTGCATCATTACATTTATATTGATATTCTTTTTTTTCATATTGAGAAATTAAAGCTTGAACTTCGCGGTCCGCTAAAGGTTGAGTAAAACCTTCGTTTCTTTCCCATACTTCTTTTTGCCATCCTTCTGGATTTCTTTTTTTAGCTAATGTAGCAAAGCCTGTTAATGCATTATTTCTAAATCCATCAGCACAGCCATTTCTAATTAATGCTTGAAGACAAGGGGGAAATTGATCAAACTCTCCTTCAAGAGGAAATCCATCTGATTCTATTTTGATAGATCTAAAGGCAGAGCCGGATATTCTATATTTTTCCACCCAACTAAAAAATTCATTAATAGGTATTCCCATACCATTGTCGTGAATTGCATGCCTAGTAGTTCTTGCTGCTTGTTGATAAGGAATATTTAACCAATTTCCTAAATCATTTTTATGTACCATTATCTTTCTTTGTTTAGGAAAAATTTCACATCCTGATAATCCTAAGTCGGCTGCAAGTTCATGTAGTTTATCAATCATGTCAGATGCAGTGACAGCATCTCGTGTATGAATAAATAAATGTAATCCTCCAGATTTTGATCTGTAAGGAACTAAAGGATATTTTTTTTGTCTAATTTGTTTTATTAAAGCTCTAAAATCTATGTCATACTTATCAACATCAATGCACCCCCAGGTACAAGTGTTGTCGGATCTAATAGGAATTATACCTAAATTAATCTCTCCGTTTAAATGTCGTTGAAATAATTCATCAGTGACAGGGCCACGTTTGGTCGTGGCCCTCCCTTTTTCTTTACCGGTCTTGGTATCTCGCTCGCCGTTGAGATAATACTCTCCGTAAGCAACATCAAGTCCGCAGAACAGCTCCTTGAATTTCTGTAACATTACCAGGGTTGTCCGGTTGGTTTACCCTCTTGTGTTACAGGTTCCGCTACTGGTTTCGGTTTCGCGGCTTCCTGTTCATATTTAACGTTCACATTACCTTTAAGACAACTATCATAAAAGCCCATTGCAGCATCCAAAGTCATTTGGTTCTCAACAGGTCCAACATGAGATATCTTCCAACCATACCAAGTTCCCTTAGCATTCTTTTCTAAAACAGTGTTTAGTCTGTACCGCTGAGTAAACATAGCTGGAGTATAGAAACCACGACCATCAGATCGTTTTTCCTTTACACTTCTCATCATAGAATTCCACATCTTAGATTTTTTTCTTTGAGTGGCTTTCATACTCATGAGAGCAGATTCTTGAGGCTGACCATTTTCAACTCTAATCACAAAATGTGATGCAGTCTCTTGAATATAATTACCATTTGGTAATCTATCCAAGTTTTGATCATCTCTAGTTGTCTGTGCTAAAATATTAGAATCAGCTGGATGTGTTGCAGCTGGTGCATTCGCACCTTCCTGCCTATCCGGCCATTCTAAGTACTCTAACTTGTAGTAACAAGGAACTACTTCAATACCTTTTTGACCATCGAATAGATCTTGTGTCACACTATTAAAGATCATTCCTGGTCTAGCTTCAGGTATAAAAGCAGGATCACCTTGAGTTACTTGTGGAGATAACTGACCTAGTACCTTTAAAAAAGGTAAGGCTAAATCATTAGCACCCATTTGTTCAAAGCCCTTATCTGCCATATTTTCTGATACAGTAGATAAACTAAACTTTGGTTTCTGGGCAACTTCTCCGTTCTTGTTTCCGTTCTTCTTTTTATGTCCGTTTGCCATTATAGTTTTTCCTTCGTTTTTATTTTAGTTCTATTAGCCACATAAATACTAAACAAATCTTGAGGAATAGCAATTCCTTCTTCAATTTGTTCACGAGCCCACTGCTTAAGTTGCATCGCGTTCACTTCTTGTTTTTGAACGGGTCTATGTCCTGCCTTCTTTAAAAGCTCCAGAACCGTTTGAGCTTTTACATCATCACCAGCAGTAAAAGATACTCCAACATTATTACGAATCAAATCCGCATGGTTATTATCACGTAACCATTTGAACGCCTCTTCTTGACGATCTTTGGATATTCTTGCGCCATAAAATGGAGTTATTTTAACTGATGTGCCGTCGGCCAAGTCTAAAGACGATACCCCAGCTTCCGTTAGTAGATTAGGGATAGTCTCTTCTGAAAGAAATAACGCATCTTTTTTAGCCTTTTTAAGGTTCTCTTCAATAATCGCTATCTCTTTTTCTTTTCCCTGAAGTTCTACACACTTCGCTGAGATCGTTTTGACTTGTTCGTCTGTTGCTTTCATAAATCCAGCACCAGACACTTTTTGTATGTCTATTGTTTTTACCATTACGACCTCCACGAAGCAAAATAAACTATTGATTTTTAAAGTCAAGTATTTTATTACTATGGGAGATGGTAACTAAATATAATTTTAAGACTGAACCTTTTGCTCATCAAAAAGATGCACTTACTGCAAGTTGGGATAAACACAGTTATGCCTTATTTATGGAAATGGGTACTGGTAAAACTAAAGTTTTGTTAGATAATATAGGAGTTTTAAGATCACAAAATTTAATTAATGGTGCTTTAATTATTGCTCCTAAATCTGTTTATACTGTGTGGTATAATACTGAAATTCCTAAACATTTAAATATAGAATATGACATTTTGTTATGGAAAAGTACCATGGCACGTCAGAAATTAGTAGATTTTATGGAAAAACCATCAATAAAATTAAAAATATTTGTAATAAATGTAGAAGCTTTTTCTAGTGATAAGGGATCTTTTTGGGCAGAAGAGTTTTGTAAAAGACATACTAATTTAATTGCAGTAGATGAATCTACTTGTGTTAAAAATTATCAAGCTAAAAGAACAAAAAATATTATTAAATTAAGAAAGTATTCTAATTATAGAAGAATATTATCAGGATTTCCTACTCCTAAAAATCCACTAGATCTATATACTCAATGTAATTTTTTAGATCCTAAACATTTAGGATTTAATTCTATTGTTGCGTTTAGAAATAGGTATTGTCATTTTGAAACTTTGTATTTAAGTGGTAGACAAATTCAAGTTCCAGTTGGCTTTACAAATTTAGCAGAAATAGAAGCAAAACTAAAAAACTTTGCTTATAGAAAAACTAAAAAAGAATGTTTGGATCTGCCGGACAAAGTTTACACAAGAAGAACCATAGGGCTAAGTGAAGAACAAAGGTTATTATATGATGATATAAGAACTCAAGCACGAGCCTCTTTAAAAGGCCAGGAGCTAACAGTAACAAATGTAATTACAGAAATATTAAGGCTTCATCAAATTACTTGTGGATATTTTAAAAGTAGAGAAGGAAATATTCAAAATGTTGTTAATAAAAGAATAGACGCTTTACTTGAAGTATGTGAAGACACAGATCAAAAAATAATTATTTGGGCTACTTACGTTCATAATATTCAACAGATTAATAGAGAGCTAATAAAAAAATATGGTGTAGATTCAGTTGTTACTTTTTATGGAGACACTTCTTCAGAAAAAAGAACTGAAGCAATAGAAAGATTTCAAAATGATCCTAAATGTAGATTTTTTGTAGGTAATCCTGCTACTGGAGGTATGGGGATAACTTTAACAGCAGCTGGAGTAGTTGTTTACTATTCAAATAGCTATAATGCAGAGCATCGGGTACAGTCGGAAGATCGTGCACATCGAATTGGTCAAGATCAAAAGGTAACTTACATTGATTTTGTGGCCGAACAAACAATTGATGAAAAAATATTAAAGGCTCTAGATACAAAATTTAAGCTTTCAGCAAAGACTCTTGGCGAGGTTGTGCGTGATTGGTTTTAAACTCTTCTAATCTTCTCCACCATTTGTCTTTATACTCACTTAATTTATTTCCTGACATTTCAAATTCTTGAAAAACTAATCCTACAGATGCTACTAAAATAGTACCTTTTTTAATTTCTCCATATTCTTTTTCATGAGCGCATATATAAGCAGCAAGTTGAAGATAATAATCCTCCACATACTCTTCTCTTTTGGGTTTATTTGCCTGTTTAAAATCCAGAATAGTAGGGTTTTGTTTATAGAGTCCTATACAATCGATAGTGCCTGCATATTCCTTTGGATAAATAATATTTTGCTCAACTCCCCATACTTCATCTAAATAAATTAAACCTTTAGATATGATTAAATTAGCCATTTTATGTGTCAAAGGAGCGTCGTGGGCAGGCGAATCAAACTTTTGGGAGTGCATATACCTTTCTAATAATTCATGCATTTCAGACCCTCTGGCTGCAGCTTCTTTCATAATTCTTTTAGATTCAGCTTCGCCAACTCTAGCTCTCCATGCCTTTATTCCGTCAGATTCTACTTTAGTTTTAGACAAAATTGTAGTGACAGATGGTAATTTTTCTTGACCATCTAAATATACTCTTCGGCCCTGGTCCGTTGTCCGAGTGTATTGTTTATATTTATATTTTGGAACAATCTTCACACGAAGATATCTATCACACAGTCCGTGTAAGTAAAGAAAATATTATATATGCCATACCACTAATCAAGGCCCCTACCGACACTAATAAAATACTTTCAATTCTGTCAATTTGTTTTTTTATTCTTGTGATTCGCTCATGTGTCTGTTTTTGCATAATTCGACACAATTTTTCATGAGAATCTATTCTTTGTAATGCGCTATCCTTGGCCACGTGGTTGTCTCCTTGTTGCAATTGTATTTCCTAATGGATCAAAAGGGAATAATGAACCATAATCTACCGGTTGTACACCTGGGCCCGGCATTCTTAATCCTTGTTGTCTAGGTAAAGTATTTTTAGTAATTGGTGCATTAGATGGCATTGCATTAACGGCACTCGCCATAAGTTTTTCTTCTTCAACATTAGCCGGTAAACCACCAATTTGATCAAATAAAATTTCTGGAGGAGGTAGATTATTAAGACTAGCTAAATATTCTTTTTCATTTAATTTAGGAAATAATTGTTCTTCCATTTTTGAATCCATATTCAAATTTGATAATTTATCAATATCAGCTTTATCCTCTTCTAGAATTTGGAAAATTCTTCGCATTGAAGCATCACTTGTATCAAACGTAAGATCTTCGGTATCATACTCATTACCCCATAACGCATTTGATAGTTTTGCTAATCCTAGTCTTGAAGCAGAGCTTAAACCAAAATATTTTTGAGGCTCTTTTAAAAAGTTTTCAAATTGTTTATTAATAGCGTGAGCTGCTTCTGGATTAGATAAAATTTTATTAGCTCGTCTTCCTAAATATAGCATTAAAGCCATAGGAAAAAATCCCATACCATACGCTCCTGCACCGACTGCAATGTTGGGACCAGATAAAACTAATCTTCTAGCTAAAAAAGTAGACGCTTCAGGAACAGTATAAGATTTAACAGCATCCATGTAAGTTAAAAGATCATCGTAGTTTTTTAATAATGCATTAGCTTTCTGAGGTCCAAAAATTACTTTCATTTGAGTAGCTGCAGCCTCATTATTTAAAATCATTTTTCTAAACATATTAGGGTCAAAAAACATATTACCACCATTTAAATTTCTTGCATCCATTCCATTAGGCATTTTCATTTCATCTAAGGTTTTATAAGCCATACCATCCGCCGCTTTGGCACCTTCTTTAGATAAATAAGCTGAAATCCAATCACCCATAGGATTTTTATCAATAGGTCTAAAAGACATTTGATAAGCTTGACCTACATGAGCTCCCCACAATCTTCTTAAAGTTTCATTTCCTTCTTTGCTTCCTTTACTTACAAAGTTAGTTTTAAAAGTAGTATTTCCTTGAATATCTTTTAGTGCTTTAATGGTATAAACATCTGCATCAATTAATTTTTGTAAATCAGTAATTGCATTAAAACTTAAATTTGTTTTGTTTTGAAAAATATTTTTACTTATTTTAGCTAACATTTGATCTCTCTCAAATTTTCCTATTCCTTTAAAATTTTGAAGTTGTTTAAAGGAAAGAGCATTTTCGTCAAATGCTGATAATTTTCTAGCGGTAATAGAGTTATAGGTTTTAATATTATTAGCATAAAAGTCATAAGCAAATTCAATATTTTCTTTTAATTCTTTTTTCTTAGCTTGACTTAAACCAGTTTTACCTACTGTGGATTTAACTTCTTGGGATACTACATTTCCTCCCTGTTCTAGTATGTCTCCGGTTTTAACATCCCATCTCAACGACACTTCTCTTGCTGGACTTAAATCCATTTTTGCAAAATCTCTTTCTAATGCTTTTTGAAGACCGTTATACATCATAACTCCTTCTTTATTTTTACTTAGCATGTCCGTTGTTTGATTTAACAAAGTTCTTAAAGCGGTATACTCTGTTATAGAAATAGGTCTGCCTGAGGCTACTAAAGCCTTATAAGCATTATAAAATATACCCCAGGGATCCATTTGACGCATCGGATCTATAAACGCAGCTTTTACTTCAGGAGGAGCAAAAGCACTTGCTTCAACTGAGTTCATATATTGTTTTACGGAAGTTAAATCAATAACTCGAGGATCTCCCATTGCTTTAGCCTGATCAGCAAATCTATTGTAATTAACTTTATTCAGATTAGCAAACTTTTCATAATTTTTTAAAAGCGCTTCTGCTGCGTCTTCGGAAGCTGCTGCAGCTGTCGCTAAGTGCATCCCTGGCTCTAGTTCAAATATTCTTTGAGATTGTTGGTTAAAATGTTTAATAGCTCCTAACTGAACATCTTTAGCTGGTCCTCCAATAAGTGGTAACTGACCAAATACTCTATTAACTGTTTTTAAAAATTTTCCTCCCCACGTATTTGGATCTGCCAGCATAGCATAAGAAGCTTTAAAATTGTGATTTTTGGCAATTTCTGCTACCGATCTTGCATAAGGAGTTTCTAATCCAAACATTTTTCTTAATCCATACGCCCCACCAGCTGCAAGAGGTCCTAACATCTCAGCTCCTCCATTAAATGTAAGAGCAATTCTAAAATCATCTAAGGATCTTAGAAGTTGATTTTTATTCATCATTTCTTTATATGTTTTGTCTCCAACTTTTCTTTTTAAATCTAGTTGATCTCGTGCAATTTCATCTGCTAAATCATAAGCAATTCCACCACCTGTGTACCCCACAGAAGCTGTTAAAGCATATCTTACTGCCATGTTAGAGTTAGCCATTCCAAATGGACTTACCATTTTTTTTACTTGTTTTAATCCAGTAACAGTTTTATTAAGTACTGGGTTTTTAAAAGAAGATTTTATTTTAGATATTTCCCCAATAAATTTCTTAGGATTTAAAATTGCTCCCGCTAATCTTTTTCTATCCCAAAGCATTTGTGCCATTAAAACACCAATGTCAGTATACATTGCAACTTTATCTCTGTTTAGAAGATCAGCAGTCATGTCCCGGATTGGATCGGCAAATCTTTCTTTTTCTTTAGCTACCTTTTCTGCTGCATGATTTTGTTCTGCCTCCATTAAATCTAAAGGACGAGTGTCTATTTTGCCGGATTTTTGTAGCTCGTCAATAAAGATTTTTTGTTGCTTATTAAGCATTCTTAAATCTATTCTATTTCCTTGCAGTAATTCTTCTAATTTTTTAACATCCATTATTCATCATCTCCTATTATAGCTCCTGAAAAACCTTCAAAAAGTTGATTTGTCATTGAATTTATTACATCCTCATCTAAGTTTTCGTTTTGACTGATAATAGCTTTTATATTTTTTCTAAAATTTTTCTCTTCGGTAGATCCCTCTTGTGTTAATTTATATCCGTCATTATAAGCTACAAGTTGATCAGTTTTTATACCTAGTATATTAGCTTGTTTTATATCATTTTGTATGGCATCTGTAAGATTTTTTTCAAGTGTTAAATATTTAGCTATTGCCATTTGTGGTGATACTGTCCAACCAAAAAGTCTAGTAGCTTCTTCAGCTCTTTTAATATCCTGAACCGCTAATCTATCTTCATTTTTTAAAAGATTAGCAAGAGCGTATGATGTTAATAGTTCAATTGTTTTTAACTTGGCTTGTTTTTGTAATTTTGTTGAGCCATCCATACTATTTGCTAAGCCAGTTCTTACATCTTCAAACCACTTTAATCCATCTTTCATCTCCTTATCAAAAAATTCTACTTGGTCTGCTGTTAATTTTCCATCTGGATTTGCTTTTGCAGCCTCTTCTCTTGCTATTTTTTGATTTTCCATAAACTGAGTCTTGTCTCGGCTAATGTCGTTAAAATATTTTTCAAATTTTGTATCCCCCACATGAGACATAATTATATCCATTGTTTTATCCGTAAACATACTCAATGTACCTGCTGAAGCTATTAAGTCAGGGTCCATTTGGATCATAGATAAAGCTTCTTTAGTTCCTTTTAATGCATTTACTTTTTGAGTAATTTTATCATTGAACTTAGCTATTAAAGCTGTATCTGGAGCATCTATGATTCGGTAATCAAATTTTGTAACATCAATAGGTCGTGGATTACTTCCGTCTCGATCAGTTACAGTTGCTTCTACTCTTCCATCTTCAGATATTCTAGCAATCGCTGTTTGAGTGTCTTCTTCCCATCCTACTATTTCACCTGCTTCGTTATATTTAGGCATTTTAAATCTGACTATTTTTTCTTTAGGCCCCCATTTTGTTGCTTTATCCTTAGAGTTTTGATTTGCTATTAAAGCTTTTTTAAGCTCTAGATCATCTTTTCTTCTTTGTGTTTCAAGCGCTAGAGCCATCGGTATAACTTGTTGTCCTGCCTGACCAAGAACATCTACAAACCCTTTAAAGCCAGGTTGATCAGTTCTATTAGTCATTAAGTTAGCTGCTAATTGTAAAAGTAATAAATTTTTAGATTTTTTACTTTCAGGACCCATAATATCTTTGACTAGGTTATCTAATTGAAGAGCGTATGGTGATCTACCAGCTTTAGCTAACGCGGGAAAAAAATTATATTCTATCATTTGATCAGCTAGAATATTTTGATTTTCTCTATTTTTAAATTCGTTGTTAATTTCTACATCACTTAGTATTGGGGCATCTGATGTATCTATCTCTTCTCCCTTTTCGTCTATTAAAACTTCTTGGTTATTGTTATTGTTGTTATTATTTTCCGGTTTAATTTCCGCCCCTTCCATTTGATTATTTTCAAGTGCATTATTTATAACTTCTGATTCTGCGTTTGGAGCAATCTCTATTCCTGCATCTTGTTGATTTTTTTCCATTGATTCTATAATTTCTGAAGTAGACATCCCTGGAAAAGCTTCGTCTACAGTTTGAGTTTTTTTAGGAGTTATGGGTGTAACAGGATCTACTTTTTCTACGAGTAAAGAATAAGCTTGTTCATAAGGAATATTATTATCTTTTGCATATTCAGATACTTTTTCATACACCTCAATCATTTCTCCTGGTAATTTTCCTGGTTGAAGTTTAGCTGGATTAGGTATTGATGCACCAGAGGCCATCATTTCATCAAATTCAGCACTTGTTTTTTGAGCATCTGCTAAAGGTGATATTCCTAATTCTTTTAATGATGTTTGTGTCATATTAGGATCTGGCTTATTTCGATTCTGGTAGGCATTTGCTGCCAGACTGAGACCGTAAGCACCTAAAACCCATGGGTTCTTAGTAATGGGATTAACAAAACTAACAGGTTTTTTTATATATCCTGGTAATCTATTATAATAGCTACCAGCGGTATGTGCCGCTTGTCTTAATCCTTGTTTACTAAATAAAGGTGCGCTTTCATAAGGAACCGGTAATCCCCCGCCTTGAAGTTTATTAATAAAAACTTTTTTTCTGAGTTTAGTAATCATCGTTACCCTCCGGTAAACGCTGCGTACGCCCCAATTCCTGTACCAACCGCTTGACCTAAAGGACTCGGTTGAGGTGCTCTGGTTTGAGCAATTCTCTGTTGAGAAGAACTAGGAACACCTGATTGAATATCAGAAACAAACGCAACTCTTTGATAAGGTTCTTGGATATTTTGTAAAGCTGTTTGTCTTTGTGCTTCTAACGCTGCTTGATTAACTCCTCTTTCTACTCCTCCAGTTCCCATTAAACCTTGTAGTTGACCAGATCTTCCTTGTTGAGCTATGTTTGCAGCATTTAAATTAATTTCTCCTGCTTGAATTCCTGTTTGAGTTTCTAATGCTCTTTGAGTTTGAAGTTCTCCTAAAGCAGATTGATATCCTGTACCATAAATTCCACCTAATGTATCTGCTTTTTGTCTTTGTAGTTCCGCTATACCGACACCTTCTCTTCCTCCACCAAAATTACCCGACTGAATAGCGTTAGCAGCAAGTTGATTTTCTTTAGCTGCATAATCATCAGATACTCTATTAACTACATTTTGAATATAAGGATTCATTGCAGCTTGAACTTGTGCTGCAGTAAAAGTTTGTCCAGCTGCGGTTTGTGCTCCACTTGCTGCAGTAGTAGCGTCTGTAATTTGTTGTTGTCCAGCCATTCCGGATCGTGCTAAAGTTCTAGCTTCAGTTTCAGGTGTAGTCATTGCTGCTACTTGATATGCGGGCAAAGTAGTTTGCTTTTTAGCCAACTCTGTTGCAGCATCCATTAAACCTAGTCTTCTAGCTTCTATTTCTGGTGCTTCTCTAATTGTTTGAACGTTAGTAGTATCGGCTGGTACGCCTGAACCACCTCCTCCTCCTCCTGAACTCATTTATTTTCTCCTAAAAATTTATCAAGTTGAACATGTGTTTTATTATATCCTTTACCTTTTAAAAATCTTTCCCATCCAGGACGTGCATAAAATTCCATTTTAGTTACTCCCTGTGTTTTGGCCCATACTTCCATTGGTTCTAAAAATTTTGTCCATAATTCCATTCTCTCTCCTGTAAGTATCCTAAAATTCATTGTACGATACTTAGGATACTGTTTTAATTCTGTTACTCCAACTGCATATACTTTTTGGTCTTGTTCGGACCAAGCTACCCACAGTTGCATCAGATTTTTTTTAATCTGATCTTTAATATGTTCGTGATCAGCGTATCCACCTGATCTTTCTAAAGCTTGTTGGATATAATCTTTTACAAATATCCAAACTTTATCTATTTCTTTAGTTTCCCATATTCTTAGTAGCTCCATTAAGAGGCCATTCGTTTTGCTAATTTATCAAACTCAGCCATCTGTTTGTAAAAAAATTTTGCTCCTAAATCTCTTTGTTGTTTTTTATTTCTTGGATTTGCTCCTAAAGCAATGCCTGCACCACGTACCGCTTTTGATTTAGTTACAAATTCGCCATCGGCTAGTTGAGCTAACATAGTATCTTTTTCTTCGTTTCCTTTACCTTTGTCATCTACAACTAATTTACCAGAAGTTCTTTTATAGTTTTTTGGATTATTTTCGTTTTGTTTTGTTTTGTGAGGTAATTTATGAATTAAATCTCCAGATTTAACTGAAATAGAATTCATGTATTCTAACTGTTCTTGAAGTTTTTTTCTCCATTGTTCAGGAGTTAGATTTCCACCAGGTGCCTTCGGACCACCTTCTCTTGGTGAACCCGGCATTGGTTGTTGTGGTTTCGATGGTTGTCCTACATCTGGTCCCGCTAAGTCACGATCTTTTGGTCGTCTACGTTCGGCAGGGTCATCTTCGTATTCAGATGGAGATTTTACAGGTTCGTTAGATGCTTTTCCTCCTCTAACTAATTTCATAATTCCCCCTTGGGCTTTCTCAGGTGCAAAGCTGGTAAGCTGTTGTTGTTGAGCTGGAGTTAATTGATTATAGGGTTTGTTAAAAATTAATTGTGCCCAATGATCTAGATTCATGGAAGTTTGTCCTCCACTCATTAATTTCATTACTCCACCACCTTTTTTCCCCTGTAGGCTGTCATATAATTCTTTTACTGCTCCTGGTCCTTCATTCATTTCTAAATTATCTAGATAATCTCTTTCATATCCATACTCAGTTTGTAATATATTTTTATAACTAGCAGGACCTCCTTCTTGAAGACCAATGATTCCTCCTGTTTTAATTCCGCTGTAAGGTTTCTCAGGATATTTAGAATAATCAATTGGGTCAATGTTAGGGTCATCATAAGGCATAAACTGACCTGGATTTTGTGCATAAAATTTATTGTATCCTGGATACTTAGGATCTTTTGGTGGCTCAGGATCAAACATTCCTAAACCATATGCTGCACCGGCAGCTCCTAGTGAACCTAATCCTACTTTCATTTTATCTGTTTGAGCCATAGTAATTGGAACCCGTCTAAGATTACCTTCCATGTCTCGGACGGTTTCAAATTGTGCTCCTTCTTTACCCATAATAGGTTGTTCACTTTTAAATACTCCAGTTATTTTATCAAACCAACCTGGATCTTGGTTAGTGACGGATATACTTTTTTGTGAAGGGTCTAGTAGTCTTAAATTTTTAAACCTTATTTCTTCTGCAGCTGTTAAACCTTCGGGTATCTTGGGCTTCTTAGATGGATCCAAAGTAATATTCTCGTTAATATTCAAAGCAATATCTTCTTGCCCTATCATAGGTGTTTTTCCTTTATTAAAACCACCTGTTAATTGCATGGTTAATGCTTGTGTAGTTGTGTCTTTAAATGAGTCTTTCCAAAGATTGCTGCCTCTTTTACCACCTAGGGCGTTTATCCCTACGTTGGCGGCATACATCATTGCTAGTGTTGCTGGATCCATATTTCTCCTGTTTTAAATACGTATAATATCCAATTTACTTAATTTTTTGCCCTTCGTCAATAAACCTTCCCTTATAACTATAGTCTCCATGATGAGTTATATAGGCATCTACATTAGCATAAATCTTACCGCCAATGGTTGTCCACTTCTTACAAAAAGCAAAATCTTCACCCATAAAGGTGCCTTTTTCTTGATCAAATTCAGTATCCCAAAAGTTCCAAAAGTTCTCTGTTTCTCTCATTTGTTGGTTCAACATAGTTTGTTGTTTAATCTTTAAATGAGGATATTCTTTTCCCATTTTTTCAAATACTTGACGTTTAATTAACATGAATCCTGCAGGACCTCTTTTAATCTCGGTTATACCATCTTGACAATCTATGTTTTCGGGATCTACAAACGCCATTGGATAGTAGTATCCGCACTTACTAATATGTCTTCCTGATTGTTGGCTAATATTTTTAGCTTTATCCCAGTCAATAACTTTCATTGGATAGGGAGTTAAAACTATATCTTTATCTGCTTTTAACATAGTTAAAACAGATGTTTCATCAAATTCTACATCTGTATCTACAAATAACATATGAGTGCATTCAGATTTTAAAAAAGCTGAAGTACATAGGTTTCTACCTTGCGTTACAATAGAAGAATTAATTAAATGAAATGTAACTGGTATTTTATGTCTTTGTAAAAGTGCTTGTAGTTCAAGAGTTGCCCTCATGTAATGAATATCAACTCCCCCATGACAAGGAGAAGTAAAAAATAATTTAATTTGCTTATCGTCTTTTTTAGTATCCCAATCTAATACATCATTTCCTTTATCGGTATTTTGACCAAATATATTTTTTTCGTTTATTATACTTCTTTCATCTATTTTATAACTCATGCATATCCTTTTATTTTAAGTAGTTGATCAAATAAACTTACCCACTCTTTGGCTCTCATGTCCCAATTATAAAAAGTTCTAAAATATTTAGCTTGATCTTTAAGTCTTTGATGTAAGATAGGCTCGTGATAATTATCTGCCACAAATTCAATTACCGCTTTAAATTTTTTAGCCAGTGTATGCATGTCTGTTTCATAATTTACATAATGAGCATATTCAGTGCATGTTTCAAATAAAGCACCAAAATTAGTTACAATAGCCATGTTACCAGCTGCCATTGCTTCCATGGCTGAAATACAAAATGTTTCTTCCCAAATAGAAGGATAAGCAAATATCTGACTTTTTTGCATAGCATCTATTACTTCTAGATTAGTTTTATACCCCATATGATTTACATTTTTTAAAGAATCCATTTTATCATACATAGGTTTAAATTGTTTATCGTTCTGAAGCTCAAATTCACTACCATAAATTTTAGTAGAGCTATAAACATCGAGAATAATGTCATCTCTTTTTATTAATTCCATAGAACCTAATAAAACATTTAACCCTCTCCAAGGAGTAGAGGTATGAATTAATTTAATAGGGTCTCCTTTTTTCCATGTAGGTCTTTCTTCCCATTTAATATCTGGTAAAGCATTTTTAATTACACAACATTTGTGAGTAGGTAATCCATATGCATACCTAAATTTTTCATAACACCAATGAGAATTAAATACATACCAGTCATATTTTCTATGATTTTCTTTTTCAGAAAACCAAGGAGCTATATTAGGTTGATCGTAGGAATTTTTCATCCATAAGATACTAATTTTATCTGAGTCTATAGCTTCTTTTTCGGGAACAGAAGTAGTTATTTGAAATTTTTTAAAATAAGACGGATCTACCCTTTTTTGTAGTTCCGCTAATTGTATTTCTGTACCGCCTTTTGCTTCCATTATTTTAACGGCTTTTCTCCAAATACATCAAATCCTTTGGGAATAATAATTTTGACATCTCTTTTTATATCTTTTGGATCAGGATTTTCAAGCTTTACTTCGTCTTCGTTTTTATATCTTTTTCCTGTCTTGATATTAGTTATAGTAGTTTGAGCATCACATTGAATAATAGGAACTTTTTCCCCATTAATTATAGTATATTTTGTCATTATTTTCTATCTTGTTCTAGTATAGCTACGGTGCCGGTAACCACACCAGTATAGCTACTTGTTAAATTTAATATATCATTTTCTTCAAATACTTTTACTCCTGTTAATAAATCAGATGATGTACCTGCTCCTAACGTACGTTTAGAAAAATTATAAGTAGCACTAGCTGAGTTATCAGTAATACTTGCTGTAACACTTACTGTACCACTACTTGAATTATAAGATTGAATACTTTTAATCATAGCCACTGTTTCAGCTGGGCAAGTGTAAACAGCTACTGGATTTGTAGTTGTTAGATTAAATTGAGCATTAATAAATTTATTTGCCATTATCTACCTTGTCGGTTGTATTTCTTATACATACGTTTTGCACTTTTGTTAAGTCTTTTTTTATGCCTGCCCGGTCTTTTTTTAGGTTTTTCTCTTTCAAACCATGCTGTTCCAAATTGACTTTTTTTCTTTTTAGCCATTAATCGTTTAAAAAATAAGACACTGATTCAGTTTCTTCCTTTATATCTTGGGGATAAGTAGAATTAAGAGTTTGTATAATATTATTAATATCTCTGCCAAATTGATTTAAATTAGCTGGTTCGTATTGGGGAGTTGCTTGAGAAACAATTTGAGTAATCTTTGCCATTATCTTCTTCCTCCTACTTGTATATCTGCTCTAAAGGTACCAAATCTCCATGTTTGTCCAGTTCCGGTATTAGCTATTTTAAAAGATGCAGCTCTTCCTCTAGATCTACAGAACACTTGTTTAGTACTTGTAGTTACTGTAAACGGACCTGTTATTAAAGGGCCGCTGGCCGACGACGCTCGTGTGTCCGATGGGAAGTCTCTAAGAAAAATAGTTACTTGTGCATCTCCAGTTTGATTTTTAAAATCAGGAATAAATCTAGAAATACGCATCATATATTCCCCGCTACCTTCTTTATCAATATCAAAGTCTCCTGATTCTATTTGAGCTGGAATAGCTGTAGTGGTTCCATTAGTTTTAACTTGATCGTTTCCTGTTTCATGTTCATAGTAAGTAGTAGCTCCGGCTGATATTCCAGAAATACTTCCTTGAGTCGGACTTTCTGAAGAATCATATGCAGTGGAATAAGGTTTACCATAAACACCTTGATCCACCCAAGTTGTTCTTTTCATTAAAGTTCCTGCATTTGTAGTCCATACTCCACCTGGGATATTTTGAGAATCTCTAGTATTATAAGTCACCGATCTATCAACAGAAGTAGCACTTCCGCTCGGATAAAACCATGTAATTTCATTAAATTTATCATTAACTCCTGCATGTACAATTAATTCGGCGTCATTATTTATATCTCCAAAAACATAATCTTCTACCAAGCATGGTAATTTTTTAACTGATGCTCCATCAAAATAAAAGAAACTATCTTCCGACATCCAATAAATAATACCATCTACTTCAATAGCTGCATGCTGAGCAATTAAACCACAATTAGTTCCTACTTGTTCAAAACCAAAGGTAAAAGGAGCCCCAATAAATCTCATGGTAAACATAGCTGTATCAGTCCAAATATAGTTACCGTTTCTTCCTCTTAAGGTACCTATTATTTTAGATCCATCAGCAAGTCTTTGTGTACCAGCTGTGTTAGTTGCCGTAGGAGTATAGTCATTGATATCTTCTTGATCGGAGAATCTAATAAACATATCATCTTGAGAAGAAGTCGTTCCTATAGTTGTTTCAGTTCCAAAAAAACATAAGTGTCTATCAGGTGTAGATACTAACATATCTCTCGATGCCGTAGGTGCATTAGTTACTAATGTAGCTCTATTTGGATTCGAAATAGCACCTGCAGCTGAAGGATCCCATTCTACAACTACACTATTATAAATTAAAGCTATAAGTTTTTGACCATAATTTGTAAGTTTCCATTGACCCGGATCTATAATTACTCCAGCAGCTGTATTAGATCCCCACCCTGTGTAATTAGTAGCATCTTGAACTGCACTACCATCAGCATGGGTAACATCGCTCGTTCCTCCTTGTCCTCTTGATATTCCTGAAATAGTATTGGTTGTAGTATTATTAGAGGTATAAGTAACTAGTTCTGCGGTAGATCCGCTTCCAATTAATAAAGTTCCTGTAGCCGGCATAGAAGATGATGACGCTAAAACAACTGAGCTAGCTCCTGAAGCAAATGTACCACTATTATTAATAGTAGTAGTTGCAGTAGTGGTTGTACCTCCAAATTGTCCTGTACCAAATCCATAACCAGGTAATTGAAACGCTGGTCCTACAACGTAATAAACGTCTAAGGTTGCGGTTCCAGTAGTTGAAAATGCTGTTCCTGTTTCGTTAGCAGCCATTTGAATAGTAAAAGTAGTGGTAGTAGGAGTACTTTTTACTTCAAAAGTCTTCTCAAAATCAGAATCTGTAAAACTTGAAGTTCCTGGAATTAAACTTACATTGGAAAATACTACTAAATCTCCTACGCTTAAACTATGAGCACCGGTACATGTAACGGTTACTACATTAGAAGCTGAACTAGTTGTAAAACAATTAGTCATGCCTGATTGTTGTAAAGAAGCATTTAAAGGATGAATGTCATAAAAACTTCCTTCATAATAAATATATAAAATTTTATCTGTGCCGATAGCGGCATATCGATTGCCTGATAAATCAAACCAAGTATGTTGATCTCGTGCTACCCCTACTAAAGAATCAGCTCCTAATTGAGCCCATCCTCCTATTTTTTCTGGTAATCCATATCTAAATCTAACATACTGGCCCCCGGTCCATCGTCCTTCAGCACCGGTTTCAGTTACTTGTTTATCAAATCCAGGAATTAATTGTACTTTTGCTAGTGCCATAATATTAATTATAACTTAAAATTTTGAACCTTTAAACCCTTGTAACAAAAGCTTTAAGGCAGAGGGAATCAGTGGTGGATCATCCCTCCACCAAATTCTTGGTATATATTACTTTTTAGGGTAAGTAAAGCCTTTAAACCAGGAAGGTATACCTAATAAAACTCTTTTATCCAACACATTTTCCTTGGCAAGTTTAGATCCTTTTTTATTATAATGTAAAAATACTTGACCACAGTCTGTGCCCGTAAATTCTTCTCTCCAATGTTCCAGATCACATCCAGAATATATTAACATATCTCCTGGTTCTAATATAACTTTAATACCAGCTTGACCTTTTTTACCTGTTGGGTCTAAATAAATAGGCCATTCATCTCCCCCTAGGTTCAAGGTAGTAGATATCTCGCAAGAGTATCTATCTTTATGTCTAGCTAATACGTCTCCTTTTTTATAAATTCTTGCATAAGAATAAGTTTCACTTAACTTTAAACTAGTATGTTTTTCCATTACAGGCTTTACTTTCTGTAACAAAGTTTCCATAACTAAATCTGCATAATGTGAATAAGTATTAGGTACTTGATCGTCATTCCATACGCCCCAGTACTCTGTAAAAGGAGATATATATTTTTGATCAAATAAAAATCTTGCTACTTTTCTTTTATTTAAAAAATAAGAATAAGCAAAATCCGCTAATTCTTTTGAAATTGCATTTTTTAAGATGCTATATTTATTTTTTTTGAACGACATTTAATACTCCTTTTGGTATAGCTTGGCAGTTCCAATGTATAAATCTAAAGGGTTCATATCCCATATCTAACACATATTGATGAGGCATGTAAGAGGGAAAAAATATTATTCTCCCAGGCTTTACTTCATAATTAATTTGATAACTTGCATAAGTTATTTTAGATCTATCTTTTTCAGGTAAAAGATTCATCATATTTCCTGGTCTTGGATCCTCAAATAAAGGTCTAGATGTCTTACTACTAGCTTTTAAAAAATAAAAACCAGATATATGACCATTCCAATGAGTGTGTAATGTATGATGTCCACCACCTTGTTTAGCAAATTCTTGCACCCACATTTCTGTAGTAAATAACTGATGATTATCCATGTCAAAACCCATTTCTACCAATAAATTATGGGCTGTAGCACCTATATAATTTTGAAGATCTAAAAAAGCAGGGTCTCCTATTAAAGTTGTTGAATGAAAGACCTGTCCCAAATCTCCTTTATCTCCAAACTTTTTATTTCTTTCATCGGTATCTTTTTTTAAATTTTTCTTTGCTGCTTCAATATAGGAATTAGAAGCTTTATTTAAATCTTTAACAAAGGAAGGTTCATCAGCAAACCATATAGGACAAGGAAATAAATCTTCTCGAGTCAATTGTTTAGGAAATGATTTGGCACTTCCACAGGATATCTTATCCAATTCTTTTTTAGTTTTTATTTTCTTTTTTTTCATTTGCGCCTTTCTTTTTATACCAACAGGGAATAGTGTATCTATTACCTCCTCTTATTTCTGAAACTCCATGCTCATATTTTAACCCATCATATATTATCATACGACCGGTTTGAGGAACTACTCTACTTCCATCGGCAAAATAAGTATGTCCTTCAACAAAATCTTCATTTAAATATAAAACTGAAGTAAGACCTAAGGGACTAGTTCTATATTTTCTATCATAATGCATGACATGATAAGATCCCTCTACATGTTTTTTAAGCTCGCTTTTTTCTATATTAATATCTTTTCCGTAATAAGTCTGCACTATTTTTTCTATTCTTTTTAATATATTAGTTAAATAAGAGTCTTTTAATTCAGTGTCATATATAGGGTAGGCAGACGGAGAATTTATATCCATCCAATTAGAAGGAAATTTAGCTGCTTTATCTTTATTTTTATTAAATAATTTAATGAGGTCTTTGCTTTCTTTTTTATTCACCACTTTTTCTATGATCATAATCATTTACTTAAATGGCCATCCTAAATTCCAAATAACCAAGCTATGTCTAGATCCTTTGGTGACTGGACATACTCTATGCCAAACAAATGAAGGAAATACAACTAAAGATCCTTTAGGTAATATTTCTTTACATTTACGTACGTTTCTTTTTTTATCAGGATCATGATTTCTAAAATCAAATTCTAATTCCCCTCCTTTATAGTCTACTCCTCCTTCAGACAGACTAACTGTAACAGATAATTTTCTAATTTTTCCATTTGAAGGGTCCCCTTCTTGTTTTAGATAAGGTCTATCCCAACTGTCACAATGCCAATCATAATATTGGCTTTTATTATATTTAGTGAACTGACAGCTTTCGGAAAAATCCCATTGAAAATTCCATCCTGCATCAGCATTAGCTCGATGAACATAGGGTTGGATTTCTTTATATATCCACCTATCATTCATCCAAACTATGTTTGAATCTCTTTTAGTTTTTAAATTTTTAATTTGAGATTTATTTAATTTTTTAGGATCGCCAAATCCACCCGTAACAGCCATTTGATCTTGTAATTGTTTTCCATAACGAACAATATCATCACAAAGCCTAGCTGGAATTGCTCTTTGAAAATACCAATAACAATTAAATAAGTTCATCTGTTCTTACTACATATCTTAATTTAAATAGAGAGTAAATAAAAATTAGTCTATTTGGATAGTTCCGGAGACAGTAAATGTAGTTGTTTTTGTACTTCCTGGAGTACATGCTGTAGTATTAGATGGAGGTCCTACTGTTATTTCAGGTGCTTTTGCTGCAGGATATCTTAAATAAACAATTCCTGATCCACCCGAGCCTGCACAAGATGCACTTTCACCGTTAGATCCACCACCACCGCCTCTGTTTACAGTTCCGTTATTTCCTGGTCCTGCTGAAGAACCACCTGTTCCAGGTACAGCAGGTGCACCAGTTCCGCAAGGAGATCCTCCTCCCTGGGCTCCTGGATTATATGCTGCTCCACCTCCACCACCAGCGTAAGATAAAGCTGAACCTGAAATTGATACGGGTATACCAACACCACCAGCACCTCCGGCTCCACCAGTTCCTGAAGAAGATGCACCAACACCACCTCTACCACCACCTCCTGATGATGCGTAGTTTCCTGGTCCTGCTCCTCCACCATCACTTCCTTGAGGTCCTCCTTCAGATACAGGTACGGGAGGGGTATTACCAGATGCACCATATTGTTGGTGACTACCTCCACCTCCTGATCCACCAGCAGTATTACTAATTCCACCTCCA